GTCTGTGGATTCGCGGACGAACAAGTTATCGACTGTGCCTGTGAATGCTGAAGCGGGCCTAATGGCTACTTGTCCAGGAATACCGCCTGTTGTAAATGTACCCTGCAAGGTGCCAACTGCCGCTAATGAACTTACAACAACCCCTGAAGCATAGGCAGTTAAAGTACCCGCCGTCCAAGATGTTATATCAAATGAAACATGATAGTTCTTATTAGGAGTTAACGCTACAGGCAGGTTATATGTTAAGTTGTTGGACGCAGCAGCTCCTGCCGCGACCCCATTAGCAATACTCCAACCAGTGGTAGTTACCCACCCACTGGTTGTACTAAACTTACCATTAACAACAACATTGAAATCCAACAACACTGTACGCTTGGCTCCGCCGCTCCGATAAGCAGCCAACTCACTATTAACATCAACCGCTGGCTGTGTCATCATCTTCGAGCCAATAACAATGCCTGTGTATGGGGTAGTCAAAGCTGTCGTTTTACTCTTGCTCTCGATTACTGTTAGGCCATGAATAAGATCAACATCATTGGCTGTTTCTACAGCGTAGAGGTCAGTCTTGCTATCGTAACGTAGGTCAGTTACAGCGTCTGCTTTGAGGAGGGCTTGCTTGCCACCATTGAGAGCATTTTCTAACTTAGCAATCTCCATTGACTGCTCTGCTGTTGGAGCTGTAGCTGATATACGAACACAAGCACATTGGCCGCCTGTCCAAGGAGCCACACCACCAGCTAAGTCAAACCCAATTGCTAGAGGTTGAGCAATACTGACATTAGCACTAGAGCTTCCTGTCTGAACGGTTACACCATCAACTCGTATATATACTGTACCACTGCTTCGGATCAACTCAACAGTGTGTTCATTTGCATCTGTATAAGCAGCCGTAGTAGTTGCCGCAAGACCTGTACCCAACCAACTGTATAACTGATTACTGGGATTGAGACCTAAGAAAAACCCATTTGAAGCAGGTGAGCCTATCTCAAACATAATGCGAGTAATACCAGCAGTTCCCCACTTAACACCACTCATAATGATACTGAAATCACCTGTACCTGCGGTTCCAGTATAGGCACCGAGGTTATTCCAATCAGGATGACTAGCTTCACTGAAATAGTGATTAGCATCAAACCCTGAATAAACATTACGAACACCATTATTAACAGTCTCGGTAGGATACCCAATAGCTGTCCATACTGCTGTCCCATCACTCGTGGTATTACCTGCTGTGAAACTCCATGTAGGCTCGGTTGCAGAAGATGTTCCTGCTGTTGTGCATTTGAAGTAGGCTACTGTAGAGCCTGCGGTAGCTGACACCAATTGATCTAGGGTATAAGCGGTGGAAGCCTGCCATGCAGGGTGGGCAATAGCGTTCTTCACACTACGATCAGCAGTGAGAGAGTTAGCAAGGAAGCATCTACGCATATCCCCCACCATGCCCCCTGTGCTGTATGTTTTGGTTATGTATGCTTCGAGAAAGTCTGTAGGCGTAGCCTGATTCAGTAAGCGTATTACTAAGCCCTTGCCTGAACCGAAAACCTGCACACCGTTCTTGGTTGATTTAATCAAGGAGTCATTGGTTAGAAGTGGGGTTGCACCCATATCGTGGGCGATAGTCCAAGGGAAGTTATTAGAGTTATAGCCGCCAGCTAACACAGTCCGTGCTTGGGCAAAACCACTAAAGGTAACAACAATATTCCCTGCATCATCAACAGATATGTGGCTATATGGGAGAGTATCGGAACTATTAACAACATTTCCATCATCCTTAATAACACTCACACCAGCGGCAGTGGTTAAAGCAATAGTAGGCTTAGGCATTCCAAACTCATCATAAGGTGCGTCAGGTAGGTAGGTGATGGCTACGGAGTTGACTGTGTTGGAGGCAATGGTAGGTGTGGCAACACTAGAAGCTAACCCAGCCTGCGCAGTGTTCCTAGCAGCAAAGTTTCCAATATATGTACGCAGGCCGCCTGCCCAGTATTGAAGGCACACTTCGCTAACTAAATTCCATATTAAAACAGCATTGGTGGATGAACCAATTACAATGATGTGCTTGTGAATACGAATGGAGGTTAAATTACCTGCGCCTAACCAGCCATTGGCAGCCACTATTGTTTCCGCAAACATCTTCGGACTACCACTCGTAGTGTCCCAGATGATAACTCTCGTAGCTTCCGCTGTAACAAATCCTCTCATAGGGAACTTACGGCTACTGGCTCGTGTAGTAGTACCACCACCATACAGATTAAATGCTGTACCTGTAGAGTAAATATCACCAGCTACAATAGAAGGGTTAGCAGCTAGAGCAGCAGCATCATTAGCGTATGTAGCAGCCAGATACTGTGTACCATAGCTGACCGTCTCATTCTCCCAACTTGTATGCCCCTGCCTGTCAATCCAAGCAGAATCATCGGTGTTGTCGAATGTGTCATAATCGACGATAGTGCCAATGGGGAGGGTGGCAGTGATGGCAGGAACATCGTAGCCGCCTGTTGATACCCTTCGTGGAGTAGTGTTACCAATACCTAGCACACTGTGAATATCTTGAGAACCACTAGCTGCTGTAGCTGTTAGGGCTACAGAGCCATCAGGGAACTCGTAGCCTGTAGCCTTCATGTGACCAGCGGTGGCTGGGACATTGCCGGTAGTGCCGACCCTATCTGCAATGACGTTAGCCGCCACAGTTACATCACCCGCTGCGGAGATAGGCCGAGGTAAGTGATAGGTGTCATTGGCTTGAGGCACTTGGACCTCGCCAGCCACCTCATTTAGTATCAGTACATCTTTTGCAGCCATTAAACTCTCCTATGAAACCGTGACTAAATTGCCGAGGGCATTGCGAATAACATTTGCAGACGTGCGAATCAGAGAGCCGACGGCGTTGCGTACTGAAAAAGTCCCTCGGCCCATTGAGAATATCTTATACGTGTCACCGACTTGGGCCGCAGGGCCTGAAGCTAAGACCAAAGCCGTATTTGTGTGACTGGCTATGATGGCTGTTCTCACGGTAAGGCCACTTCGTAATATGGTCACGTTAGCGCCCATAAAGGTATTGACCCCGAAATTAGCCGCGGTGTCTGAAATACCTGTAGCGCTTCCAGATGTCGCAGTACCAGATGCAATTGTAGCCACTGACGCGCTTGCGGCTGCACTAGCCGCAGCACTATCAGATGAGGCTACGGCTGAGTTGCCTGCGTTGGTCTCACTAATACCTGCATTAGTAGCAGAGACGCCTGCGTTGGTCTCACTAATACCGGCATTAGTAGCAGAGACGCCTGCGTTAGTCTCACTAATACCTGCATTAGTAGCAGAGGTCGCTGCAGCCAACGCATTAGCAGCACTTGTACCGTCCCTTAAAGCTACAGGTGAGCCCCACGACCCTGTAGCCTTAGGCCCGTACATATTATACGATGCGCTTGCCGTATCTATGTAGAGATCTGTGTCAACCCCTAGGCTTGAAGCGGGTGCACCAGTTCCACTATGAATTACAGAGCCTGCAGTACCTGCGTCAGAGACTAGTGACCAAAAAGCATCGGATATTGCAGGCGATGCCGGAGGAGTGTGTCCGGTATTATTCGCAACTAAAGATACAAAGTATCTACCTGCATGGCCTATAGCATCGCCAACTGCGTATGTAGTACCTACGACCCATGCGCCTCTATGAGTCATAGATGTAACAACTACGCCGTTATCAAGTGTTAACATAGCGCGTCGCACTATGCTCGAAGTCTCTATATCACCAGTTGATGGGTATGGAAGGTTTAAATTAGGTGTAAAGTCTCGAGTGATCGCGTACAGTTGGCTAGAAGCTGTAACGCCTGCATAATTAGCAGATAAGGTTATACTGCCATCAGCGTTGACCGATGCCACCTCGTACCAGACGGCGTCGTTAGCTACGATAAATATATCGCCAATAGATATGTTGGATAGCCAAGCCGTGGAAGTGCCGGCTACTACTGCAGATCCGTTAGTTACACTTACTGTTCCTGCCAAGTATTGAGCCAATAGTATCTCCTACCTTGTAATTATACCTACATGGGACTCTAATGTAAACAAGTGCATTAGAGTCCTAAGTATTTGTTTATATTATACTATTCTATGCGCTCCCAAGCGCTCTGAATCTATAGAAATTAGTTCTATATAGTAACATATAGCTGCTACTTTTCATTTTAGTTCAGAGCGGCCGGCCGAGCGCTATATTGTTGGCATTGTAGGCCAGGTTACAGCTGAAGGCGTGGCGGCACTGGTGATATCCCTGAGAGCCTGTTGGTATATGATGAGAGCATCGTGGAATGCCTTCTTGGCCGCCGCTGACTTCTTTGGGTATGAGTCCGGTCTGCTGGCTAGAGCGATCAACGAATCTACATGTGACATTGTCGCGTCACGCTGATTGCGGATACCTTCCCACAAGTGAGCGTCAGTGGGTGTCTCTACAATCTTACCTTTCACAACTCTAGCATAAGATGTAGTGGCCATCTTGCCGGGCAACAAGCCATAATTAGAGAACCTGCTAGGTATATCATGAGTAGGCATCTCGCCACTAAAGAGCACATTACCAGTGGTTAAGTCGTAAATAGATCCGTTAAACATATATCACCTCGCTAAGAAAAAAGCTCGCAGGTTAGCCGAACCAGCTCCAGGTGCCACAGTTGAAGACAGATACAAATCTATTCGTATGTCTGCTGTCACGGATATACTAGTACTTCCAGAGCCGATAAGGTACCCATTTCCTGATATTGTTAGTCCAGTATGTAGTATAGAACTATTAGGGCCGCTCCAAGATTGAATTCCAGATGGATCCCTAGAATAGTAATTCACCCAAACTGCATACTTAAGAGTGGTTGACGGAGCGGATGTACCTGTGACCTCCCACACAAAATCGATTGCCAGTTTTAAGCTTTGGCCGTAATCAGGCGATAGAATATATAGACTAATGACTTCAGAGTTAGAGGTTGTTAGCGTAGTTGCCGAAGTCAGGGCGGCATTATATAGTGCCGAACTCATATTTGCAACATAAACCGACGCCATTGACGTGACTGCGTTATTCTTTAGGTGCAGGGTGTCAATCGTAGCTGTAGTGATATGTACCCCGTCAATAACAGAGCCGGCACCGGCAGTTACGGCTCCGCTGAATGATCCTGTGGCGGCTGTCAGGCTACCGGCGAAGGATCCTGTGGCTGCGTTTAAGCTACCGGCAAATGAGCCCGTAGCTGCACTAAGGCTACCTGCAAATGAGCTAGATCCGTCCTGATTAAGTTGTAAAACAGCCGTTGTGCCATTACCGAAGTAGAAGGGGTTTGTTGGGTTGATATCTATATAGTAACCAGACCCAGACCCTGACGCAACATGCACAGACGATGCTGTTAAGGCTCCAACAGCCGCGGCTGGGACGGATAAGACGCCGGCTGTATCCCAGCTCATAGCTGTAGAACCGGATCCAAAGAACCCTGATCCGTCAGGATTAAGTCTACCGTTAACACCTAAATTGCTACTAAGTGTAATCCCAGCATTGTCGAGAACTATAGGCCTAGTAGATTGATTAGGGCTAGCATTATGATATACGGACTGAACGCCGGCTGTATAGTTAGTCAATACCGTTACATATTTATTTCTTAAATCTGATATAGAGTTTGTAAACGTGACAACATAAACTCCATTCTTATGTATGGCTAAATGACCTAAAGTCCACACCAGCTTAACAACATCACCAGAAGCAAAGTACATGGCAGGAGTGGACGATCCCGAACCTGAGGTGTCCCAGTAAAATGACTGGTTAGACCCAGCAAATCCTAGATGCTCCACCATAGATGCAGCTATAAACCCGTTAGATGTAACTCCAAGTCCTATATCAAAGGGCGTAGTTCCAAATATAGTAAACTCCAAAGTAAATGTGTACACATTACCTAAAGGCACTGGGGATAATAGCGTTCGTGCAGGGTTAGACGTATCGAATGACGTGCCCTGTATCAGGTAATCTCCAACGTTAACCGTGGCACCGCTTATAGTCCCGGCAGTGACAGTACCCATGTCGGCAGATATAGCGGATAATGTCGTGGCTGATATCTTATCCGCTGTAAGAGTGCCAACGGATATCCGGTTGCCACTCATAGTACCAGTAGTGATAGTGCCAGCGTCTAAGCTCGAAATTTGAGCTGTGCCTATGGCCGCGCTGGCTATGTAGTTGGTTATAGTAGCTGCGGATATAGTTGTAGCACTCGAAGTAATAGTACTTGACAATGTTGATACGATGCCAGTGGTGTCAACCGCCTGAGCCGCAAATGACCTAGAAACAGTTGGGTCCGGTGAAAGGTATACGAAACTAGTTCCTAAACCCTCATACTCAACGACGCTAGGTGTAGACCCTGTAGGTCCTGATAAAATCCTAACGTACTGTAAATCTGAATTGGTAGGTAATGACCAACTAAGCGTAATATGACCAAGACCAGGTGTAGCAGTAAGACTCGGTGTGACTATCGTAGCTACGGTCTTTCCTATGGCTGTAACGGTGGACGCCGCGGGCGTAGATACGTTGCTAGCCCAGTCGACGGCTGTAACAGTTACGTCATAACTTACTCCTGGAACTAACCCACTAAGAATCGTAGTAAGTGACCCTGCGCCTTCCACAGTCTTAACCGGCGGGTTAGTGCTAGTAGGGTCTGTAGCCGCTACGTAGTACTTCGACACTTTACCACCTATATCAGTCGAAGCGTCCCAACTAACTAAAAATGATGAAACTGGGTATGGGCCTACACTGACCGTTGGTGTAACGACCATATTCGCGGGTGTAGACGGCGGTGTAGTATCAACTATGCTAGACGAAATTAAGTCCAACGTAACAGCCTGCTCCGCTGATAAAACAGGGTTGTTATCGAATAAGTCGTTAACGCCTACTACTACATAGTAAGTTTGGCCTGGCACCAGCGCCGCGCCATTTGTAAGATTTCCAACTATTACAGAGTTAGTAGTCGATGTAGATACAAGAGTCGTAGCATCAGGTGTAAACCCTGGCGTCTGACTAACCCATACTGACGTCCCGCTAAAATCTAAGTCTGTCGGCTTATCAAAATCCACATGAATATAGTTTATAGACGCCGTAACGGATAAATTCTGCGCGGCCATTGGTGCTGGGTTAGACACAGAGAGTATTGCAGCCGACTCAATGCGGCCGGTGCTAGTCATAATCCGCACCTCCACTACGAATCCGCGATGAGGGCCTCCAGCATCTATTATATTCTTCTCATACGTATAAGTATAAGCATTGCTGGCTACATTCTCAGTGCGTAGCACTACGCCACTAAGGCTTAATATAGTTACCACGTAACCTGAGAACCAGGATGTGAAGGTTCCTCCGTTGGCGCCCCAGATCTCGCTGCCAATAGCCGACAAGCTATTAGGTGTAACATTACGCCAAGAGATGACTGCATCTCGACCTGAGAACTCTGTGATGTTACCTTGACCAAAAAGCTCTAAACCATTAACCGTGATATTTAGATTATTTCTAGAACCGGAAAATGCCGGGGTATACGCTTGTGTAGGTGGTACAGGTGGCGTAAACGTCAGCGCTGAGTAAATTGTAGGGTCGTTATACTCAAGATCGAGAGCAATCCCTTTACCGTGGCTATAGTGCCAGCCTATGACTCTAAATACTTTATCCACCCAGCCGAACTGAGAAAAGCTGATCTTGACATTAGACATCACTGAGATATCTAGGTGTTTAGGCTTAACCACTACGCTCATCACGAAGCTTCGTTGTGCAATGTTTACATAATATAATGCAATTTGTTGACACCTAGTAGATAGGGTGGTAAATGGCAGTGACAAATTCTTTGTCACAATTTGACCTGTGGCGGAGATGCCTGAGGAGTCAAACACGGTCTGATAAGACGTGGTTTTCCAGTTAGTCTCGAGACCGGAGTATTTACCCATCACGGTATTGAAGTTGGTCCTGCGGGACTTGGTAGTCGACACACTCACTTGACTAAGCATGTCGCCCTCAGATATATTCACGACTGGCGTAGCCCCAGGCTCCCCTGCAAATATTTGGATCTTACCGTCTACGATAGGGATAACAGATCCATTGCCCGCTGACATCATTGACGTCAGCGCGTCTATTGGCTTAACTGATACGTCGATCCGACCGTCTATCGTATACCTAGGTAGCCCGCCGACCAATTGGTCTGAGATATCCGCTGCGGTGGATACACTCTGCCAATCCATACTCGAAGTAGGAATACCTAAACCCATATCAGTAGTGATATAATCAGCAACACATAGAGCCCAGTTATTCGACCAGGCCCAAGTGGCTGGGTTAGATAGAGACTGACTAGGATCCCGAGGGTCGAATACTTTCTTACCTCTAACGTCGGCCTGGATATTAGATAAGCCGGATGAGAAGGCTTTACTATCATACGTCAGCCGCAGATAGATATATGCAATGCCGTTACCAGAGCTGTTAGCGCCAAAGCTAGGTATATCATGCAGCAAGTCTGCGTCAACAACTTGGCCCGCACCACCTAAATGCTTACGGATACGGACTAACTTAGCTAGAGCCGCGCGCTCCGCCTGAGCTGCGGCTACTAAAGGTATAAATGGTGTAGATACATTTGACACAGTACGAGATACGCCGGATGCCGTATAATCTCGACCAAAGAAATAATAGTCAGTCTGGCCGGTACTGCTATTAACGGCGGACGACGCCGCGGTAGATCCGTACTGAGAACCGTCTGACGTTACCGCTACGCCGTTTACAAATATAGTGCCTATAGAGTCAATCTCATGACCCGCCAACAAGACCATAACATGCATATACTTATTGGTAGGGCCTGTAGAGCCTATAGGAAAGTACGGGCCTGCGGTACGTATGGCCCCATAAATCAGGTTCTGTGTCGGTGATGCAGCTTTGAATATAGTGTTAGCGCCGGATACTTGGTACGGCGCTGGGCTATTAGGGCCTTGTGACGACCCATGACTATTTAACGCACCTAAACCTATTATCCTTAGTGTGGCTGAGTCAACCTTATGTGTTAGGTCCTGTACTAAATGAAATCCAGAATTTAGACTAACCTGATGAAGGTTATGCTTTGTGAGCCCTACTTTGTGAAGAAATTTCTTAAAAAGGCCCATTATTTAGTCCGTCCCCATAATATAGTCTTATCATAAAAAGTAGGGAATTGCTTAAAAAAGGTATCACTGGTATTAGGCGTAGATGATGTATTGCCTGAAACTACAGTCCTAGATTGGTGGTCCGCGTCCGCAAAATACCTAGTTCGAGGTCTTTGCCAATCAACAAAAAGGCTCTCACACTTAACAGTGATCGAAGACTCTACGCCTGTTCTAACATCCATAACATCTATAGGCCATCTGCCTAAAACATAATAGTCAGTAAGCGCGTACGATGCATCTAAAAAGCATACAAACACAGATGCGTTGCGGCCTTGATACCTGCCTGTAATAGCGTCAGGTAAAGTAGTGGGATCTAAACCGTTAAGCACTATGGATATGCCACTGGCTTGCATAGAGTTAGACTCATCCACGGTAGAGATGCTGGCGAATTGGCCAAATCCGCTAAATACGTTACCCGCCAGCGTTACGTCCATAGGCGCATCTGTAAACCTAATCCATTGTTGCACATAAGATGACGTAGTAACATCGTACAAGACTGTATCAAGCTCGCAAGCCAAAATCATTCGGACTGTCGGCTGGTTAAGCGCGGCCTGTATCGCAGCGCTTAAATTCCTAGCCATTAAAATTGCTCCAAGATAGTGAAGTTAAACTGGTGCAAGCCTATGGATGTAATTGGCCATGCAGCATTGTTATTATTCTGCAGTCTAAAGGTCCCAGGCGCATTGTTTACTATCACTGGGCTACCTACACTTACAGGGTTTCGTAACGCAGGCTCAAAATTTAAGGTCGCGTTACCGCCGGCCAGATCAACTTGCTGAGTTATCATCTTGAGCTCGCCGCCCAACGAAATCCAGTCACCTGGCTGCAAGAACGCTGTCACTGAACCAACTCCGAATGTGATTAAACAGGATGTGCCTGTAGCTGGCGTAGTGGCAACTACTAGGTTGCCGGCTATCGGCGTAGTAGGGCCTCTACGGACTGGGTCAAAAAATGTAAACGGTATAGCCATACCTCGCCGAGAGATTAGAAACGCTTTAATAATACCTGCAGTAGGCTCTTGGATATTCGTATACGCCAAATTGCAAGACCATATAGACCCTGGATACTCTAACACCTGGGTTGACTTATCGAAAGGTGATACAAATGATGTAGAATTAGCAAGTAAGTCCCACTGGATTGAGCTAGGGTTTTGAATGGTTGTAGGAAACATTATGCAGCTAACGTCTGGCGAATCGGGCCGTTTGATTGGACATCTTGTAGCACGGCCTGATGGGCTTGTGCAACCGCCGATTGGACTCCTTGGTTGATCATGTTAACTACTCCTGGGGTGGCATTAGTAGCATTAACCACAATGTGATTAGTAACGTTTTGCGCCGTATTTGCCTGACCCTTTGTAGGCGCATTGCCTAAGGATGAACCCAAAGTCGCAGGTTTATTTGAGCCTATGGAGATACTTGAAGGCGCCCCACCTCCACCTGCGGCTCCCCCTGGAACAGACTTAGCGCCAAACTGCGTGGACTGGATCTTCTGAACTCGCATGTAACCTGCGGCCAAAGCTGCAGCCGCGGCTATGCCACCTAAGATAGGCCCAACGTATGGGATGCCGGCCATAGACGTAAACGCCTTTTGTGCACTAGAGATCGTATCAATTACGGCTTGCGCTGTAGCTGCCGCTTTACCAATCTCGAATGCCTTACGACTATGTGAGTTCATCAGCGTAGCCAAGTTACCAAACATAGACGAGAAGGCTTGCATGCGTTGTGAGGTCTCTTCCTTGTTTATAACCGCCATACGGTCCTTATGCGCTTGGCCCATAGCCTCTAAAGTGGCGTTATGCTGATTTGTTACATCTTCTCGCGCCTTTTGGCCATCCGTTAGAGCGTTGAACTTAGCATCTTCCGCTCTCTTAGCTTTATCAAAAGACAAATTCTCAGTCTGGCGGCTTGCGTCAGCTTGTGACATATTGCCAAGTGCAACTTGTGAATTCATATCCCCCATCTGGGCGGATGACTGAGCATCCGCGGATGACTTTATGAACCTCTTAGAGACTACTAAGTCCTTTGCCTTTTGCTTCTTAGCAATCAGCTCATCGTATGCGGCTATCAGTTGGGATCTGATTACACCCGCCTCGTCTTGCATAGCCTGCACAACGTCAGGCGTAGCGCCCGCGGAAGCTTGCTCTAAGGCGTTATTTATTCGTTGAACTGCTATCAGCTTATTGTGAGCCTCTATAGATCCGCCCATAGCCGCTGTTCGGTCCTTTATCCTTGCAACAACATCGGCACCTTGGCTAAACGCCTTACCAAATGAGTTACGCCTCTGGTCATTCTCAATACTTTGGGCTAATTTGAGCCTCGCTGAACTAGCGGTATCATTCTGAGGATGTAGACCTAGGTCGGCCTTAGTCTTATTGACCAAGTTAAATTTTGGACTGGCATCTGCGCCATAAACAGGGACCGAGGCCCGTAGCCGTTTAAGTGACGCCATCTGCTGAACCTGATGTTTTAACGCCTTGAGAGCAGTTGTAGCCTTATCCGCATTATTAGCTAGACCCAACAGATTCTCAAGATTATTAGCTAATGCGTGATTCATATTGACTGCATCAACACTTAGACCATCAACAGGTGTCCTCAGAGCCTTTATCTGGGCCAGTAATTTACTCGTGAACGTACTCGAGTTGTCCATACCATTAGATAAATCTTTAAGCTTAATGTTGGCTGAGGATAATGCCGTAGCTAATATCTTAGCCTCGTGCGCCAGCTTCTTGGTGCTCTTCAAATCGAGCGCCACACTGAGAGGTGCTAACGCTTGTCTAGCCGCGGCAGCCTCTCTAGCCGCCTTAGCTGCAGCACTCTCCTTCTCGCCTAAGATACCTGCACTAGCCGCAGATCTAGCTAACTTATTATCTATCGCGGCCCAAGTATCTGCTAAACCTGTAGAGTCAGTGTTAAGTAGGTCAAACAAGGTGGATAGCCGCTTACTTGAAGCCTCTACCTTTGCTTGTGATACTATTGCGGGTCCAAAGTAATTAGCCAATCCAGCGGCCAATCCCTTTTTAGCGATGATAGACAGTGTATCAGGCAACCTAGTAACGTTGGGCTGTAAAGCCTTGGCCTCCAAAACTATGCCTTTCATTGACTCGTATATGATGTTCATTAATACCGCGGCCTTAAATAGCGCAGTGGGTATTGTAGCGATAATCTTGCCTATAGCTGAGAACTTATTCGTGACATTTGAGGTGTCTCCCAAGAGTGTCTTAATAGGTCCAACCAACTTAAATATTGGGTCTGTGAACCCAATAATCACTGCTCTCAGAGTGTTAAACGCAATGTTTAAACTTTCAACGTCTATCCTGGATATAGCTGTGGCGGCCTTCTGAAAATAGTAGTTCATCAGCTCGCCTAGCCGCTTAGCTATGACCTTCGAGTCTATTAGTTTCTTGCTAAGCTGGTCTAATACGCTAATAATGCCGTCCATAGCACCAGACTGTCCGACAGTGATGAAGAAATCCAACTTGATGTTACGAAGGCGAGCTAAATTGGCGAGGTATTGCTGGGATGCGGTCTTGATGGCGCCGGCAAACTCCTCGTTAATTTGATTGGACAAACCCGATATTACATCTGCAACTCTAGCGGATCCATCAGAGATCGCTGTGTAAAACCTAGCCAACGCTTGGCCTGTATTAACCGTGGCGCCCTCAGTGGACTTAATCTTATCAACCACCTTAACCCAACCGACAGCGGCCAAACGCATTGCGCCTGGTAACTGCTGAGCCAGCTGCTTTTGAAACTCTTCAAGCTGGATTCGGCCTTTGGACGCGGCTTGCTCAATGGCTTTAAACATGAGGTTTGTATCAAATGCGTTCTTATGTAGCACAACTGACGCCATACTAATTGACTCAAAGATCCGTTTAGTTAGGCTACCTGCATTGTTTACGCCTTTTAAAGACGCTGACAACCTAGCGAATGGTTCAGCCAGGCCAACCATTTGGACGCCTAACTTATTAGCCACACTCATCAAGTAAACCCAAGACTTAGCGGCCTTTTGTACGGTACCGTCAACCACCTTCATCGTAGAGATAAACCCTGTATAGACGTTATTAAGGTCTACCATCTCCTTAATGAACCGCCTAATTATATCCACCTGAAGTAGGAGCTTATAAAACCCGCTAAATGCCTCATACACTTTCTTAATGATCTTAGTGCCAGCACCTAACACGTTATACATTCTTGATATGCCACGAGTCCCAGTTTTAGACATCCCAGAGATCGCGTCTTTGATCTTATTAGCCCCGTCAACCGCTGCAGCTGGGTCAATAACTACTTTAAGGTTCGATTGTTTCGTACTCATGTGACACCTCCTTCAGCCTTGGCTTTAGCTCTATCAGCCTTTTGCTTTTTACCGTAAGCTATAAAATACTCTTCATCCATGGCTAATATAGCCCTAATCAACAACTCAAAATCCGTACAACTATATAATCGTATATAAGACTCTATCTCAGATAACGGTATAGGGTTTGGACACTCCCCGGATGATCTTCTACTAGAGAGTAGGCTATATGCCAACCAATACTCTCTCATCCAGTCATAGAATATCGGCTTATTCTCTAAAGCAGGAGGATTAACACCGGTCTCCTCCAAAGACTCTAGAAAATCAAGCTTGGAACCCCAATCGAGGTCCCAAGCTAGGTACTCTCTTAGCTTTTTACAGCCTCATCATCAGACTCATCCTTGAAATTCTCCAAGTCTAGTGATATATCCTGCACAAATTCACGCAAATCTTCATTATTCAACAAGGCCTGCTCGCACCTCTCGGAGGTATAAGATACCTCTTCGCCATCAGAACTACACACGTGGCGCCAGCCGACTACAATATGCTCAGCCATAGCCTTACACAGATTGTCCTGAGCTACTTTAGGGTCCAAAGTGCCTCGTTCAATCTTTTTACGGTATGGCGCACTTAGCTTACCAAGACTACGCTGGAACCGTAGATCACTAGATGGCTTTATTAAGAATTCGCTGCCACCGAACTTCTTCCACACACCCGTGTCGAGCTTTGCACTCTTTGTATCAAAAACAATCATAAATATACCTCTCCTTAATATATAGAACGCTCTGATTGCGCTCTGAACGCTCAAACTAGCTAACTTATATAGTAATATATAGCTGGCTAATTCGGTGAGCGTTCAGAGCGTAATAATTAATGTAATAAATTCAACAGCTTAGACTTAAGCTGATACAATTTGTATTGTATTGCCAGAAACTGCGTCGTGTAACGATGTAAACGCCATAGTCGCGATAACGTCCTGGTTGTTACCGCCTGCAACAATGGTAGACGATGAGTATTTATTGTTGGGAATGGTAAAGATATACTGGTTACCGGCCCCTGTACCCATCGTAAAGCTCAATGCAAATGACGTTGCACCGACGAATTTATTGTACTCGGTTAAATTCTGGAAATACAAATCGATTTGACCAGAGACAGCTAACTGACCATCACCAATACCGATGCTACCAAGTATTCCTACAGCCTTCTGTTCACGAAGATTATTCTCAATGGTCAAGGCTAAGTTATTGACCGCTGTAACACCTACGCCGTCAATAGTGATAGCGCTTACGTCTGTCACTGTATTCATAACTCCACCGGCAAGCGTAGGAGCCGTAAACGTTGCGCCTGTAGGTACTACAGAAGATGTACTACTACCAAGACCTACCCAAGAGGATGACGCAGTAACAATGGCTCCGGTAGCCATGGTAAAGGCAAGAGTCTTGCAGCGCATACCTGTAAACAGTTGGACTACACTAACGTCCTGGAACTGCTTGATAAACGTGTAGGACTGGCCTGTTACACCGTTAACAAGAGTGCCAGTTGTAAATACATCCATCATAGCAGCTTCTAGGACCCAGTCATACGCGGTATGCGTAAGCTCAAAGTCGATATTTCCAGCCGCGGACTTGTCAGTCAAGATAGCATCGGCTACCTCACGATCTGACCTAATCTCATTGCTGTTTGTAAAGGTTAAAGCGCTATTTAATCCTTCACCTGTAAACCCGATACCTGTAAATGCTGGGGTAGCTGGTGTTACTCCAGGTGTTACCTCCGCTATGTAGCTCAAAGCTACACGATTTGTTGTTGCAATTGCCATGACTATACCTCGCTATAAAAGTCAACTAATACGTTTATTTGGTACCAATTATTGTTCGGACCAATTTTCTGAATGTTTGGGACTTGAAAAACTACTGAACCTAATCTTCTAGATTTTAGCAGAGCGTCAATCTCGTCCGCTATCGTCACGGCTCGACCCGAACCAATGCCTAATTTAGTGAATATCTGAAAGATAATCACTCCTGGATACCTGTATATTGGATTATTACCTAAAGAAGCTATATGTCCATTACCACCTTGTATAGTGACCCTAGCCCACTCACTCCAACCCAAATCCGGTTCCATATTTTCGTACACTACGTTAGTAGTCAAAGGGTTTGCCACTAAATACTGCTCTATCGCAACCTTATCAGACAAAAAACTCATGATAAGCCACTCAACGTAGCCGCCACCATACCTACAGCCGGGTTGTGAGGCCCTCCAGCTTCAACTACTACTGCGTACGGCTGATTATTAGAGATAATCACCTTATCGGTGGCCTTTATAGAAAATGACGGGGCTCCTGGAGGAGGAAGAGGACTTCCAGGAGCCCCACCTGTGGAGACAATAGAAGAGTCCTCGATATTGACCGCAAGATTCCACGATGCCCTGAGTCGTCCAGTGTATACAGGCGTTCTAGATACTACGCCCTTAAGCACATCTCGAGCTACTCGCTCCGTCACTGCGACGATATCGTCGTCTACTGTACTCATAAACTCCATGGGATCGACGTCCCAAGCCATGCTAGTCACTTAGATAGCCCAAAAGTATAAATCACAGGCGTCAAACCTACATATACAGGGACGATCTCTTTGATATTATACCTTAAACCATTGACCGTCATCTCATCAGCCACGTTAGCAGACGCACTATTAGCATCATAAAACACTAGCGCTTCAACATCATATGTACCAGCTAAGCCAACCTTCAGGTTTCCGTATCTACTAGCCTTACCAGCGTCATCACTGGACGAAGCAGTTGAGATAACCCCTCTGAGCGCTATGTCCGACGACACTACATTGTTATTGCCTGTAGCTGCATCATACACCCTAGACGTTTTGTGCAAAGTAAAATTGGGCGCCAGAGTCCCTAATTTGGCAGGTATAGCCGCTACTTGCTTAGCTACTAAAGCTGCGAGACCCATACACTAAGCCCTGGATAAGTGGACAGCTCGTGCTTCGCCACTCGTAGGCAGTAAATTCTCGCCCCAAAAAGTAATACCTTCACGAACTAATTTAGGAAATCCAGGTCTACTCATTGCATCGTTAAAATCCAATTTGATAGGTCCGACTGTTAAATTATTCAGTGGGTTATCGTCCAGATTCGGACCGTTATTCTCAATCAACCAGTAAGCCAATTCATACGTTATGTTTTTAATAGGTAAAGGTATTACATCTGGCTGTATCAGGAATCCGTTTATATCGTATACCCACCACCTAGGCCAGCTCAAAGCCTGGTGGGTACCAAAAATCAGGATCCCTTTCCACTTAACGAAGGTGTTAAGCAATCGGGTCGCCTCTATCAGAGCCGCGTCTTTAAATGCGTAGGAGGCCCATAGCCCTTTATTTATGCTATCGGTAAAATAGGTGGTAGCCTCAGTTACAGTGACGTAACTATTAGACGCTGTACCCCCAACGGTAGCGTCAAGGGCCATTTACTTAGCTTTGGATGCGGGCGATGTTGCAGGCTTAGTATTAGCTGCAGCCACTGACGGGCTCGCTAAATTAGCTCCCGCCGCCTTAGGTTTATCAATTACAACTTTGCAACCATAAAATGTAGTCATAACACCAGCATAACGCTCTACGGATAGACGATCCATTTCACATACGCCATCAATAAAGCGCAACTCTCCAAGCTCCATCACCCCTTTGCGGGCCTCAGCTGAAAATGCGTTGCCTAAAACAATCTTTGATCCACTCATATTAATCTCCTTATAAATAAAAGCCCACCAGCAATTGCTGGTGGGCTATATTATGCGCGACTACTAGTTAGTTACGCCAGAACAAGTTGCGATGCCGAGTTGCGAGAAGTTAGCAAATCCGCAATAGAACTTCACACGAGTGATTGTCTCATCCGCGGTCTCACGAGTACCAACTTCCTCAACCCGAATACCTGCGTTTCCGCTTGCAGTCAGACCAGAGATACCCATAGTGCCTGAACCATCGTCAATGGTGCCGGCAATTACGGATGTACTTGTAGTAGAAGTGCCTTGCACTTGGTTGATCGGAATATAATCGTTGACAAAGATTGGTACGCCTCGATAGGCTGGAACTTGACGACCACCTGGCAGTGTAATAGTCTCAGAGATATCTGCTCCACCCAATGCACGAAGCAAGTTGAAATACGAACGCCGTGTACGAGCAGGCATCATAATATAATCAACTTCACCATCTTTATCTTTAACCATGTCAAGCAAGGTATCAAGCAGCTCAAAAGTGATGCCGCCACCATTGCTGGTAGAACCAGTGATAGGCTCAACGCCCCCTGCGCCACCATTCAGCAAAGTATTAGCAACAATGTGCTGACCGACGTTGGTAGTCATAAGTTGGACGATACCATCGAAGTTAGTACCTGCAGCAGCAACGCCAGTAATCATCGATTGCTGATAAGTACGAGCAATAGACTTGGCTTTAGACGCGACTTGGACGCCCTTCTGGCTGGTCAAGTTAGACCGAGTAGCCGCGATCAAACCATTGACCTCAGCGTCACCCAACAGGGAAGTCAGGTTAGACGTAGCCTGAGTGAATGTGGTTGCAGCCTTGGCTGTAATAACGCCGCCTGGAGCCAAGAACTCAGAGTCACCGATAACGGTCTCGCGGTTATACGCGAGCGCATTACCTTCAATCTCCATGAAGGGCAAGAGGTCGTAAAACGGATTCACCGTAACGATACTTTCAATAACTCCGCGGACTAGCAAGTCCTGAGAGAGTAGCGCAGATTGCGCCAATGTAATAGAAGCCATAACAATTCTCCTTGGTGGCCAAAATATATTTTAAAATACACCCCTCACCGAGGAGATCTGGTTACCTTCAAGGTATCCATTATATGAATTATACGGTCCATGACAAAGTATGTACACACCTACGATCATGGACCGTATATCATGGGCTAATTACTCGTTAGAAAGACCTAGAGTAATCTTCTGTGCAGGTGTCAGCTTGCTGATATCAGCCGCAGATCGACCGTTAGATCCGCTAGCACCGCCGCCAGACGACTGCATAAACAGGTGGGGCGCAGTCTTTTGCAAACCTTTTACCCACTGCTCAGGAGTGATAGGCGTTACGCCATCTGTCCCATACAAGCCATCCGCTACAAGCTTACCATCCTTAACTTGGAACACAGACCTAGCGCGAAGCAATACGTCCGACACTGCACTACTATTCACTTTATGGGCCAAAGACGCATCAGTAATACTGCGATCGATAACCATGGACTCGAACTTAGATTGTGTAGCCTGCAGATCTGTTTGCAATGCCTTATTGGCCGCGGTTAATTCAGCCCGCATACTAGACATACGCTCAGCGACTATAGCATCGACCTTCGAAGCTTTAATCGTCTTCTTACCCTCGAGGTCTTCCTGAGCCTTCATCAACTCTCTATACTTCTTAACGTCGAGGCCTTTAAACTTCTCCAAGGCCGCCTTAGCTTCCTCAGCCGATTTCATCAGAGCCACGTTATTATCACGGAACTCATCTAGCTTCGACTTGTCAACTGCGCCTGATACCTGCAGCGTATATTTACCAGAATTGTCGTCTTTACTGTACAACCCTGCTATACTCTCATCTAGACCCTCTAGACTGTCAACAACAAATTTTAAACCCATCTTACTCTCCTACACTCTTATTATTTATGAGCTCGCTGAGCTCATCCTTATCTTCCCGGTCAGGGGAAATTATATCGCCTCTTCGTAAGTTATACACTAGGGTCTGCTCAGACAAGCCGCCAGATATATACGAATCGACTAAACTCTTAACTTCAGACGGTGAAAGCCTGGAATTGAGGAACCCTGTATCCAACTCAACCAAGATGTCATCCGGATTTTCATCCTCCATCAGCGCCACGGTCTTATACAAAATAGACAAAAAGGTCTGTGCGGACTTGACTATTGTAATCAAGTTTGCACCCTCTGACACATATCTCAAGCGAACAGTGTCAGCGTTCTCAGACCCTCGTTTTGAATTATCTAGCATCCTAGCAGACAGACTAGCTATCTGCGACTGCTTCTCAACTAACGCCTTCTCCAGGCTAGAAAGTCCTTGGCCTGTATACTCCAAATACTTAGCATTACCACGGACGTCAGGAATAACCCAAGCAGTAGATGATCCAATCTTCAAAACAGTGGATGTGTCTGCGCCTATAATGACAGGTGTTGGCAGCGCCGTAAAGTGACGACCATGCTCGAGATCTGCACTGGTCATATAGTGAGAGATGTTAATGTCGACGATGTCTATGGATGGCGACTTCTCCACGTTAAATGATACACCTGATGGGTTAACTACGAAAAAAGGTATAAAGTCCATCGTATTGCCGAAGTTAGTCGGCGCAAACTCGGCGCTCACTATCTCACCTTTTTCAGAGTACACTGCCTGAGTATACTCTCCATCCCTGATGCGTAGCACCCGGTACTGCGTGACTTGGGCCGTCTCAAACTCACTGCCATCTACGTCTACCGAGGTTATTTCTTCCAACACGACCAACACAGGTTTCCCACTACTATCCAGCTTCCAATTAATTATGGACTCAGCCATATACAGCACAACCCTCGCAGGTCCTCCATCTGCAGGCCTATCGAGCAAGGCCCCAATCCGTCCTACCAAGACCAACTCCATAATAGTCTTGACAATAACTTCGCCTACCTGGATCCCTGTATGATCCTTAAAGTACCCAACCATCGACTCTGGATACTTTATGACTGGGGCCTTGGTGACGACCATCCCAGCCATAGCCGATGTCGCCTTACTGACTATCGAATAAAACAGTGCACGCGCCTTATAAGCCTCATACTCCTGCTTATCTTGACCAGACAGCATCGGCAGATACCGCACACCTGCAGCCTTAACCGCGTCTGACCCCTCAAACGTATCTCTACACTTCACCCATTGTCTTATCGAAGCCAAAAAGGCCTGATGCTTGGTCCCAACACCTTCATTTTTTCCTGAACTCATATCATGCTCCTTCTACTTTAATCTTCTTACACGCCTTATCCGCCTTAAGCAGTCTATACCGGACCACGTCCCAACAGTGATCCTCTCCGGTTGTGTCAATGTCCTCTATCTTCTTCTCGTCGCTCTCCAAATTCGGAATAGTCCGTATACAGTGATAACAAGACTCAAAAAAGATCACTCCCGGTCGCTCCATCGGCCTCGCAATAGCCGCACTCAACCTACGCCGCATGACATCGACACCATTTACTCTACTCCCTGGGCTCTTTATGCTCCTGCAAAACAGAGCGCCCTCCATAGCCATGTCATCAGCTATCGCCGTATGCCCTGGCTCCGATGAAAATATCGAGTTATCTGCAGGTCCTGGCTCTACGCGCTTCCAACCCTGATCCTTCTCAAACGACATGATTCGTTTGGCTTGCTCCGCTGCTGGTAATCTGAGACCTTCATGCCGTTTATTCGCAAGGTACACTTCTCCAATGACGAATATAGTACCCTTAGGGACCCAGCACTCTACCTTATTAGAATCAATGAACTCATCTCCGTCCGATTCCGCGAACCACAGGGCTACAGCTGGTGCGGCTGAGCCATAGTCATACCCTCTATCAATCCGCCAAGTATTGGGTATCTTAAAGTCGTTAATGACATGATAGGCGCTTCGCCACATATCTGCGAACCCACCTGAGCTCATCGCCTCCCAGTCACCCTCTAACATAGCCTGCACAGTGGCAGTATCGCCCATACCTTTAAGCCGAGCATGATAACTGGGATCGTTTAACATCAAGACTTTATTATCAGTGAGCTTGGCAGGTATAAATTCGCGAGTCATAGAGCCTTCATCCTCAGGCGCTTGAAACACGTGATCCTTCCCGTGATCTACAAAATTGCTCTTGAAGTAATGATGACCTACACCTCCAGGGTTAGACGCATAGAGTATCCGAGGGAATAACCCTTTCCACCTATCTGGTACTGTCATAGAACCTAGCCGAACACGAGAGCGGATAAATCTAATCATAGCTGGAGTAAAGTGGGTTGCTTCATCAATAATCAGATAGCCAATTTGGGCTCCTTGATGAGCATAAATGTCACCTTCATATTGACTATGGGCTAACTGAATACGAGACCCGTTACGAAACGTAAAAGAGAAGTCGCTCTTACTAAAGATACACTCTTTCTCACGTATAAGATCGGCGAGCATCTCTAAGTAACCACCTGGGGTGTAGACGTGATTAGCTAAAACTTCTTTGAATGTTCGCCTAAACAGGTAGGTTACTAATCCAGGTATCTCAAGAGAATAGATGATGGATGATACGCGAATAAGGTATGATTTACCACCACCTGCAGCTCCGCCATATAGGATCTCTTGGGCAGAGGACATAAGCGCACGATGTTGGCCAGGGTATAACCTGAAATTTGTCACTTAAGCAGGGATGGGTATAAGTGATTGCTCCAGAGCAAGAATAGGCTCAGAAATGATTTCAGCGTCTTCAAACAGTGACACCGTCACTCTGGGTCCATCATTTGATAACGACCGAACCTCGATCGATTTCAACTCCGGGGCAACATACTTAGCCACTGCGTGGTGGGCTTTAAATTGCAATTCTACATCTACAGACGGATCGTTAGCGATTCTAGCCATCGACAAAATAGGGTGATAGCCTGGAAATTCCAGTCTAATCATATCTAATAAAGGTCCGTCAGCCATTTGGAGATCCTAATACATGGATAGCTTAAAGTAAACAAGTAGGGTTGCGGGCCTTCTGGGTTTTATAGGTTACGACATAAACACGGTGGTTTGGGCGTGCTAGGTCGCGAGGTGTTGGGCGCTGTGTGCTAGGGACTGGAGGTGACCAAGCCTGTTGATAACTGGTGACCAAGCCCGTTGATAACAGGTGACTCAACTTGTGGATAACTGGTGACCAAGCCCGTTGATAACTGGTGACTCAACTTGTGGATAACTGGTGACTCAGCTTGTGGATACCTGGTGACCAAGCCCGTTGATAACTGGTGACCAAGCCCATTGATAACTGGTGACCAAGCCCGTTGATAACTGGTGACCAAGCCCGAGGCACGAAGCATTGTTGATGTGATGTAGCTTTGCCAGGTTGAAAAAATATCCCGGACAGTGAGCCGCCGGGCCCTCTGGGTTATGCCCCCTGTGATAATGATTATCGTTATCGCTTTCATCGAGGCGATGATATTGATTATCGTTATCGCTTTCATCGAGGCGATGATACTGATTATCGTTATCGTTGAGCAATCCGGCAATCGTTGTGCAGTCATTGAGCAATCCGGCAATCGTTGTGCAGTCATTGAGCAATCCGGCAATCGTTGTGCAGTGATGTGCAATCCGGCAATCGTTGTGCAGTGATGTGCAATCCAGCAATCGTTGTGCAGTCATTGAGCAATCCGGCAATCGTTGTGCAGTCATTGAGCAATCCGGCAATCGTTGTGCAGTCATTGAGCCGCTGATATCAAAATATGATACTGATAATCATTATCGTCAAAGCCATAAAAAAGCGGGCACTTTATGTGCCCGCTTTGAGTGCTGCCTTTATTTATTTATTGGCTTCAGCTGCGGCCTTAGCGGCGTCAGCCACTTCCTTGTGTATATGCTTGAATGTAAAGCATTTGCGCGCTGAATAAATTTGGCCGTACGAAAGGCCGAGCAATTCCGCACACTCTTTGTGAGAGCTTGCAGCTAGATCACCCGAGATAACCCGACGAGCGTGATCATCATTCATAGCATTCTCGCTCTTGGGGCCACGGCTTCGGGCTTCGGGCTTGGCCTCAAATGCTGCAGCCAATTTGTTATGTTCAGTGACAAGCTCATTGACCTTAGCCAGCAAGTCTTTCATAGTCATCTTCTTAGTGGAATCAAGTAGTTCAATCATTATAGTCTCCGTTCGGTCTGAATTTACTGGCACAGCCAGCATATAAGTATTCTATCAAGTCAATCTGCTATGTACACGCCGAATGTGACGAACTGTGTCAAATTGTCACACCTGTCAAATTCATTATATACGAGCTGGCTTGTTGAATACATATAAGTATTCTATCAAGTCAATCTGCTATGTACACGCCGAATGTGACGAACTGTGTCAAATTGTCACACCATCATTCGTCAGCGCTTCGCACTTCGGGCGTAGGGCTATGCGCTTAGCCTATCGACGCAGCGTATCGTATGAATCGTGCGCTCTAATGTGCAGATTCGCAAGAGCAGCGCGAAATCGTTTTTACGATGCACTATGCGCTAAAACAGTCGATGTAGCCTGAGGCTGATCTGGTCGAACTGCATCGTTATAGCGCACCAGATCAGCCGTACGCGCTCTGAATATCGAATGCGTATATGTATACGTTCGAGCAATTACAGCTACACCAGACTGATCTGACGAAACACTGAATCTGAGCGCTTGCACAGCCGACAGCGCAGGGCCAAGCGCCTCGCACTTCGCGCATCGTATATTTCATATTAGCGTATCGACATATTCGCATATTAGACTATGAAATCCGAGACGAGAATCCTGCCAAAATCTTTGTTGGCATCTGAGGCGAGGTCCCTCCCATGGATCCTCAAAACGATCGTGCACGGCGTGCTGTACCATAGATTTCTATACAGACGAGGTCCCTCCCATGGATCCTCAAAACGATCGTGCACGGCGTGCTGTACCATAGATTTCTATACAGACGAGGTCCCTCCCATGGATCCTCAAAACGATCGTGCACGGCGTGCTGTACCATAGATCCTTTCATGGGAATCCACACAAAAGAAAGCCACCATTAATGGTGGCTTTCCGCTAGCTTGACCGGAGACTAAACCGTCATGCTAAGTGTTATGCTAAGAGATCGTCTTCCTCTACGTCTCCCTCAGCAGGTGCTACGCCAGCGCCGCGACGATTACCGCCACCTGCATTTGCGTCTTCACCATCTTTAGTCTTTGTGTTTTGCCCGCGTGCTGCAGTACGAATCTCTTCAAAAGTCTTTGCCTCCTCTTCAGTGGCAACACCCATGGCTTCGATCTCCGCGATGATTGTATCTACGTTGTCTTCATCGTAACGTGGATGCTTCTTGATGAACTCAATTGCCTGAGCTGATTGCTCAACAGTTGGCACAAAGGACTCAGTCACGTAAGCAAAGTTCCGATTAGCTCGGATATCCGACACTTTACCAACTGTGGTACCAAACTTCTTGGCCGCATCCGCAACAGCATCAGTCTTTGTATCACCGAACCGAATTACCGCGACCAATGCTACTGGCATCCGTCCACGAATAATTTCAAGTGCTTCTTTCTTTGGTGCAGCCTCGGCCACTTCAGTTGCGTCGTTTTGTGTATCAGTCATTGTATGCTCCTAGCATAAGATTTTAATCGGCTAGCTCCGCTAGCTGAATATAGAGATTATATTGATTTGAGAATGTAATGTACACACTCCTAATCAATGATCCATGTCGGAATGTCTATCGATGATAGACTCTACCCACATGGCACCTATTATCGGCGTTGCATTGAATGACTCCACCATCCATGCACCGAGTAACAGCAACAATAAATCCCCAGAACCGAAGCCCCAGAAGAATACGATCAATCCAATAGCTTGCACTAAGTTATTGCGATGATCACGGCAATAAACGCAACAGCCACGAACCTAAATATAAGATATGTGGAAATAGCCAGGAATGACACAGCTGCAAAGCTGACCTCCAAAGTCTTCCACATGTAGTCCGTCGTAGTCATTACAGGGCGCTCCATAAGTCACTAGCAGTGCGCTCAAGACTTATATCAGCGCTCATCCAAGATACCCCTAACCTAGACGCACCTTGATTAAGAAAACTCTCAAGAAGCAGGTTTCTGTCATCGTCAAAGACCGAAATTCTGGCGTCTTTGGCCGACTCTAGTAGCTTCTCTTGTAAAACCATTAAGGATCTTAACATCCTGGGTTGGTGTACGTCCGTGGTAAATACTTTGGATGCCACCATGCCCGTATCCTCTGAGTATACGTGAATCATTATCATTTGTTTAGTCTCCATATAAATAGCTGGTTGCAACCAGCATGTAAGTATTCTATCAAGTCAAACGTGTATGTACACGTTTTAAATTAGAGGACTTTGTCTTATGATTTATGCACTGGTCAGCCTCATAAAACTTATTCATCACCAAGGCCTTAAAGTCGCTAGCATCCGCATCTCGAATAACCATGACCGCCAGCGCCTCGACTATATCCGACTTTTTCACGTGTGAGATTATTCTAATATCCATCACGAGCATCCCACGCAGCCGCTTCACACTCAGCCCGCTCAGCCTCTCTATCCCCCGCCATCGTTACAACCATATCATTAATCTCCTCAGCCACTTTCGTCTTGAGCACATCGAGAATCTTAGGGTCAATTTTCATCAGGTCCTCAAGAACGTCGTCCCCCTCATGCTCAACGGTGTAAACAGTGATTGTGCTGTCAGTTCCGGGGCAGTCGAAGGTCTCAGGCTCCGCTGGGACCGCCTCGTACAACGCTACAAGCTCTACGTCAGTCTCGCCTATTACGGGTAACATCACAGTAATCGTCGTGTCAATGCTTCCATATATCGTATCCATTTTAGTCTCCTTGTAAATAGCCAGCTCAGCCAGCCTGTGTTTATTCTATCAAGTCAAGTCAGCTTGTACACACTTTAAATTAATGGCAATGCTCAAGGATAACCAGGCGCCAAGCCCCAAGCGCTACGCAAGTAATCGGCAATCTCTTGGTCTACCTCATCCTCAGCCTCGTATCTAGGATCATCGTGATTGTGACTTTAGCCGCATGCCAAGCTCCAATAGCCTGGGCCTTAGTCAGGTTATGCTTAGTCCTCATAGTGTCAATAAATTCCGATGTCCGCACAAATGCCTCATCCATTATAATCTCCTTTTACCCACACTCTTATCAGTTGGCGCACTGCCTCAGTGAACTCCTCAGAGCTGATTGCTCCGACCCTTAAGCTCACCGAGGCTAGTGACACTTTGCACAATGCCTTCGTGAGGCTACTTCTCAAGACCAGCTGCATCACGAGCTTCTTGGTTAACGCCTTTGAATGTAAAACATTTGCGGGCTGAATAGATCTGCCCATAAGACAGCTCTAACGTCTCCGCAGCCACTTTGTGCGACGCATCCTTCAGGTCACCCATAATAACACGACGTGCATCGTCCTCAGTCATTGGTTTGTCACTCTTTGGACCTCTATCACGCCCTTGGGGCCTCGCACTAAGCTCATTAACGGCATCGATGAGCGTTGCCACCAATTTAGTCAGCTCCACCACAGTATGCTTTTTGTCCAGGTCAATTTGTTCAATCATCTTAGTCTCCTTATAAATAGCCAGCTCAGCCAGCATGTGTTTATTCTATCAAGTCAAATCATTATGTACACACTTTAAATTATAGGAACTCCATCAAATAATCAGGCTCTAAGCCCCAGTCACGCCCTAGATAATCCTCAATCATCGTGTACGCCTCACCTTCTGATTCCATCTCCGACATAATCCTAATCGCGTCATCCGCCACGTGCCAAGCTCTAACAGCCTGCTCCTCAGTCATACCGTCCCTACGCATCATCGCTCCAACGAACTCTGATGTCTCTTTATTTATTGCCATCGCCATTTTAGTCTCCTTGTAAATAGCCAGCTCAGCCAGCATGTGTTTATTCTATCAAGTCAAGTCAGCTTGTACACTTTTTAAATTAGTAGGTATCCAGAGATTCCTTCTTAAGCCTTGCAACAGTGCTCTGAGAATTATGTGACGTTGCCCGCCGTGTATACATGCATAAATTAGGCTCCTCTACCTTATATGTGTAGATCTTCCCATTAATTTCCTCTTCCCCAACGCACTTGCCAAACAGTGTATTAAACACGTCAGTTGCCTCTTGAACACTGAGCTCAAAGCTCTGTGCTCCAATCTCCAAGACCGCCACCATCCTAATTCCTGTTGGAAATGCAGGTTTCGTATCACTCATTTTAGTCTCCTTATAAATAGCCAGCTCAGCCAGCATGTGTTTATTCTATCAAGTCAAATCATTATGTACACACTTTAAATTAGTGACGATATCCTGACCTCCTGGCGCCCATACCGCAGAAGAAATCGTGGACTATTTATTAGAAACGCGCGCCTGCGCCTGCGTATCACAACGAAAACTGAATGTACACTACTTAAATTATGGACCCCAAGCCCAACGTGCTACTACATTGAGAACTAAATGTACACTACTTAAATTAAGGGTCCACTGCCCTGGCCAGGATCTCACTTTGCGCTCCCAGGCCTGGAACCCGAGCCAGGAATGATTCATTTTTGGCCAAGGTCCTCATGGATAATCATGAGGGTCCATGCACTAAGCACCTCGCTGCCCCGGCCTGAAAATGAAAACACACGGTAGAGGTAAAACATGGATTTTAGTCGTTTTTCTATAGATTCCAAATACACGGCATAGTTATTATGTTATATATGTATGTATTATGTTATGTCAAAGTAGTTATTGATGCGCTCTGAACGTATGTTTTAGCGCTCCAAATAGTTTTTATATGTACCTTTATGTAGCTACTAAAAATTAACGTTCAGAGCGCAACGGACTAAGTATCATCCTAATATAGGACTCCTTGGGGGTAGAGCTATACTGGACAACAAATCGTGTGGAGCGTTGCGCTCTGCCGGGCGAACTTCGCACCCCAGAGCGCGACATCCTACCCAAATAATTAATAGATTAAATCTCTGTATTTACAGTTTTATTGTATTATATTATATGTAGGTATTATATTATGTCAAAGTAGTTATCTGAGCGCTCTGAACGTATGTTTTAGCGCTCCAAATAGTTTTTATATGTAATGCTACGTAAGCGCATTTGTATATCATTCAGAGCGCAACGGATGCATAAAGGTGCAATACTCCTAAACAGTTGAAATATAACGAAGTATGCATTTTTAAGCGCTGGGAGCGCACCCCGAGGCGCCATGCACGAGGCCCATGGTCACCAGAGCTATACCAGGTATCAAATTGTGCGAACGCCTCGCTCCCAGCAGTATGTATGCGCTCGCTTTTTACCAAGGACCAGGCCAGGATCCGATAAAATTCACAGAATCCTCAAGGGTGGGGAGTTCAGAGCGCGAACCTCTATAGGGATCCTTAATACCGGAATTCAACAATTTGGAAAGCCACTTCACGAATGCAGATATACGATTCAACAAATGGAATGCCACATCGGCGTTTTTGCTACTTCAAATCGACTTTCAGCGGCTTTTGAAGTACTTTGCACGTTGCACGAGGCCCAGAGCGCGAACTTCTATGCGGACCCGAGCCAGGAATTCAACAAAAAGGAAACCACATTCAACAAAAAGGAAACCCACGAGCTCCAAACTAAAAAAGTTTGTCACGAACGAACCAAAGAGCGCTAAGTTGTTGTTTTTAAACAGTATTTCCGACCCCTTGGTGCAAAGCTCCTAAATGTTTGTTTTTGTTGCACTTTTTACTTCAACATCCTGTGCGTTGCGCTCCCATCCTATTTACTAAACATTTTTTAAACTTTTAAGTTAATATATAATAGTTATATATGTCTTATATGTCCTTTTATGCCCTTTTAGCTATTATTAATATATATAATTAGTAAATAGTAAATAGGATGGGAGCGATATGCTACACACACATTGTTGCTCTGTATAGTTCTTGGCTCCTGGGTCCTCGAAGCCTCGAAGTGACGAGTCCTCCTTTTACAAGTCCCATATTTCCAAATTGTTGAATCAGCAAATTCAACAAAAGGAAATTCACCGATTCAACAAAAAGGAAAATCGACGCGTTTTGCGCTCTGATTCCTTTTTGTTGAATCAATAAATTCAACAAAAGGAAATTTTGAAGTACAAAAATGTAAAAATAGCATCTCGGAAGACCATGGGGCCCAAATGTACTTTTATTTTAATGTTGTACATCCTGTTTTCGGTCTATATAATGATCAAATGATTAATTCTAAACTAATTAACGCTCTGAGAGCCCAAATTGCCTACGAACCCGTTTGCGGCATTCTAAATTGGATAAATCCTATTAATAAATCTGCTAACATACGTTCTGATAGACCATTCTATGTTTATTACAGAGTACGAACGCCATACAACGTGGCCTGGTGCATCCATTATGGAGACGTGCCGCGCGGGAAAATTAGATTCGTGGACGGAGATAAAACGAACATCTGCATATCCAATTTAGTAGACGTGAGAGACCGAACGAGCCACGATATATGCAATATGCCGCAGTTTAAAGAGAAATATATATACCATGTCGCCAATAGTATGTCTTGGAGGGTATGCGTTCACGCTCACTATGTCGGCTGTTTTAGAACTCTAGGCGCTGCTCGCAAGGTTCGTGATCTAGCTGTTTTGTACTATCAGCAGGGGAATTTCAACGACTTTAAGCATGGGGTCCATAATTTTATGCAGACAATAAACCCTTCAGACGTACCAAGTATAGTCGCCCAGACCGCCTTGTCAACGCCTTCAACAGCCCCGGAACTCTTGCATACCCAACCTGTTAATCAAGATCATCACATGATTAGCCCAATAGGCGCCCAGACCGCTCAGGCCGCCTCAGAGTCCTCAGAGGGAGTTATACGAGAGGCTAGGTTTGAGCCGGGTTACGTCCAAATAGACGTGGACGAGCTAATATACCCAGAGCGTTACTCCCAGGTCTCCTCACCATCTGATAACGAAGTAACCTCAGAACGTCGCCCCTCGACAGCCCCGGACCTTACGCATACACAACCTGCTAATACGGAAACTGACACCTCGACAGCCTCGGACCTTACGCATACACAACCTGTTAATCAAGATGCTAGCCCCTCGACAGCCCCGGACCTTACGCATACACAACCTGTTAATATGGAAGCCAGCTCAGAGCGTTGCGCTCAGCTATCTGATAACGAAGTAACTCCAGAGCGTTGCACTCAGCTATCTGATAACGAAGTAACCCCAGAGCGTTGCACTTTAGGTGCAACGAGTGGCGTCGGTGGAGGCGGGGGCGAGCAGGTGTCGAGTGAGCCTGGGGGCTTGGGAGCTACGGGTTTGGTGCCTAGCCCAGAGACAGCCTCGGACCTTATTAATACGGAAGCTAGCCCAGAGACAGCCCCGGACCTTGTTAATACGGAAGCTAGCCCAGCGCCTAGCAGTGATACGGAAGCTAGCCCAGCGCCTAGCAGTGATACGGAAGCTAGCCCAGCGCCTAGCAGTGATACGGAAGCTAGCCCAGCGCCTAGCGAAGAGAAACCTGAAGAGGCATCTCATGACGATATCTTATGGCTAATAGCCCAAATGGAGGATTAATATGACACGTGGACGGTTTACACTGTTGAGAGAAGTAAATAAAGGGAGCCAGAAGGCTTCGGCAGTCTGGGTTGTGAAGTGCTCATGCGGTAGGGTATCACAAAAGAGCTGGACACAGATAAAGGCTACATGTTTGAGAGCTTGCCGATGCGAGCAGTTGGAAAAGGCAGATAAGGTGAAGGCTTGGCTAATAAAGCATCACGATGAGTATACCACTCTGGAGGCAGCCGAGAAGTGGGGAATGACTAAGGCACCCATAACGATGCATTGCAAGAGGTTGGGTATAAAGATGATGGCAGCGCCTCCGCAGATTGCGCTGAGTCAGTCACAGAAGGCTGAGAAGTATAGGGCCTTGGCGCTAAGGGCTAAGCTGCCGGCCTTTCTTAAAGTGTTTACCGGGGAGCCAACTGGCGATGCTAGGACGGGACTATGAGCGAGGACTCCGCTGAGTCTAGTGCTCCAACGATTGAGGATCTAGTTATAGACTCGCCGCCGCTTAAGACGGACCTCACCTATTTAGAGATCTTAATTTAGCTTAAGTTAAGGGACAAGACAGAGCTTGAGAGTGAGGTAAGCGCGCTGCGCGAAGCCTGCCAAGCCGTTGTGTAAGGATCCTTGATGGCATTAATTTAAATGATATACATAAGTAGTCAGTACTGATAGAATAACAAAATGAATGAAGAAACTACACCAAAAGAAATTAGTGACGACGGAAGCATCCTGTTTACACTGAAGAAAAGGCAGAGCAAGTGTGTAAATTATTGACGGAATGGGGCATCAAATGATAGAGAAGAAATACAGATTGGCGGATAAACGGCCAGTCAGAGTGATATGTACAAATAGGAAGCACGCTGATTATCCACTTGTGACTTTAGTTGAGAATGAGGATGAAGAGGTCATAGCCTCTTATACAACAGATGGCTTCTACTGCGCAAGTAAGGTTGACCACTATATGAATCTTATTGAGATCACCAAGTGGGATGACTTTGAGGTTGATGAACCTGTTATGGTACAGGACGAAGATAGTCCATCTTGGCGTAAACGCTATTTTGCTGGAGTTTCTAAGACCGGAAAGCCTATGGTATGGGATGGCGGTCACACAAGTTGGCTGGCTGACTACACTACAGAGTGGGACTATTGCCGCCGTCCAACGAAAGAGGAGCTGTCGAAATGAAAGTTACAATGGAAGGGGAGTATCGCACACGCGGAGGAAGACCCGTTCGGATATTATGCGTGGATAGGAATAGTCTAAGATTTCCTGTGATAGCTTTGATACAAGATGATAAGGCTGACCACGAAGAGGCCCTGTCCTTTACAGCAGAAGGCACCTTTAGTTCTACCAGCGTCCCACACTGCTTGGATCTTATTGAAGTCACTGAATGGGACGACTTTAAGGTTGATGAACCGGTCATGGTTCGTGACATGCAAGATGACGCATGGGACAAGCGATATTTTGCCGCAGTTAAAAATGGACTGCCATATGTTTGGTGTTGCGGTAAAACCTCTTGGTCTGTGCTATCTCTTGATGACTGCACGCCATGGCCTCACTGTCGCCGTCCAACTAAGGAAGAACTACATGATTGCCTACCTAAGTAACAAAAATGGACTTACTCTGCTGGGCAACTTGAACATCTCTCCAGAGGCAGCCGAACGTGACTACTGGCGTTTTGCTGTTATCGAGAAGCCTCTGTGTGTACCATCAAAAAGACTACCACCCATAACAGGAGAAATGACAGCGATTGATGTACCTATAAAAACAGTGGCGGAGCCTGACGGTACGTTTATTAGAGTTTTGATGTTTAGTGACAGAGAGTCGTACGATAAGATACTAAAGTGATAGTAACAAACTTGCTGCCCCTAAACAGTAGGGGTAGAACCAGTGGACGATAGGTATAACCGCCCGGTAAATGGATGGGTAGTCGCGACTGGTACTAATTACGGAGAGGTTAAGATGAAAGTAATAGCGAAGGCATCGAACGATGAATATCTCTGCTTGGTAAATCATAGTGAGCTTGAGAAATTCATGAATCTATATTATGCAAATATGAAAAAGTTAAAAGTCGGCGATGAGATCGACTTAGGCAAAGGCTACGACTTCATGCACGATACGAAAGAAGCTTTAAGCTCAACTCAGAAGCTTCTAAGAGACAATAGGAAAGTGATAGATGCCATAACAACTGGAATTAAGGTTATGGGAGGTAAAGCGAAGGCCGAGTAAGCGTTATTGTTATGACGAGCAAGACTGGATGATTTACAAATGGACGGGTATGAACAGGAGTATTAAATGAAGAAGACAACAGTACAAGACTTCCCAATGGAGTCGCTAAGAGGAGCAGTGGTACGAATCGACGGGGAGGAACGGGCGGTACTCAGTTACGGTGGCAGCACACTCTGGACATGTGATGTAGAAGACTATGCAAAGAAGAGCAAGAAAGTTTCTCCGGTGATAATCGAAGCATCGGACTTACTAGAGGTGGAGGTCGTACGGTGGATAAAGTAAGTGAACAAAAGAAGTCCATGGCTTTAGCCAGACTGATGGGTTGGGAGGTTGTAAGATGGTTGTAAAAGATGCCACTTGCGGGCTGCATGTAGCAGTCTATGGGAAGGTTCCACCAAGGATGGTTTTGCGCAAGGTTACTGCAGAACCATATTCAGTGTCGCAAGTAGGATCTGATGGAAAGTTTGTAGTCCACCAATACGGCGTGTCTTGTGTGAACTGTGGGAAGGTGTGGTACATAGACACGCCAATAGTTGAGGAGTCAAACGATGAATGATACCTGCACAGAGCGAGAGTTTTTGGCTAGGAGGGTGGTTATTTTAGAAACAGTCGTGCAAGAGCTTATGAACCTATTAAGTGCGCATAATCCTGCAATGGATGAGCAACTGGGCTTGTTAGGTGATAGCGCTTACACAGCCGCCCCTAAGATTCAAGACGGGATCAAGCTGCGCTCCGATTTCAGATTTGCGGATGGGAGATTACAAGAGTATCAAGTCCCTGTCGGCGGAAACTGGCATGAAGGTAGTTAGAATGATATCAAGGAGTCGGTGAATGAAAAGGCCACTGACATAATGGAAGGGGGGGCTAAATGAACGAACACGATAAGATTAGGGCCCTGGCAAATACGATGGGCATTGCCGTGTACCCGCATGAAAACTGCAAGGACTGTGATGAATTCGGGTATGACTGGCACACCGAGGGAGATACAGAGTACAATCCGTATAAGGGCGGCACGCTAGGTCTGGCGCAATTTGCTGACATCTTGCTTAAATTCCCAGAGGTCATGTCTTTATTTAGAGAACTACCGAGGAGGTTTGACATGGATTTAGAAGATAAGATCAAAGAACTGGAGAAGGCCGTAGCTGAGTTGAAGAGAGCTGCTGGGCAGCGGGATGAGCCTGAAGGTTACAACTGGGAGTTGGCTGCTAAGCTGAGAGCGCTGGTGTGTAGCTACTCAGGTAAAACATTTGTGTTATGTGACAATGATAATCTTGATCTAGCTACAATATGGCCGTCTGGTTTAGCTGGTCACATTAGAGTACATGACGGGGACAAGGAGTCTCCTGTTGATGAGGATGCTACAGTAGCAGTGCAATATGGTGGGGTTGAGTGGATTGTGCAGCTATCAGGTTGCGTAGTATGGAGAAGTGTAGTTGCATTTGTTGAACTGCCGGAGGTGGAGGTGTGACTGAAGAACAAGCATTAGAGAAACTAGAAGAAATTGTAGAACAAAACTTAGGAGACACTGACATCATACACAAAGAAGCAACGGCTATATTGCTCGAATGCTTAGACGGCTATGCACCAAAGCTTTCAGCTAGGTTCAGGGAGATTGCAGAGAAGGCTGCCTTCGGGTATTATCTATGAATGATTGGAAAGAAACTGGTATCGTGATTTTGATATTAATCTTCATGTTCGTATTGATAGTAATAGGTGCAAGCGTCGAACAAAAAATTATGCAAGAGCATGCAATAAAACACGGGTGTGCAATGTACGACCCATACACAGGAGATTTCAAATGGAAGAAATGAGTAACATAAGACCATGTCCATTCTGTGGACATACGCCTGAGATGGCCGCAAAAGATACTTACATATTCTGTAACAACAAAAAGTGCGTGCTACACAGCTTTTTAATACCTTCGGAAATGTGGGACACCTTGCCGGTAACAACTCACATGACAGACGAAGAGCTGGCGGCGTTAGGCTACGCTCCACTGACTGATGAGGCGGCTGGGAGCCTGGCACCAAAACGACCGTACTTCGAAGACGAGGGAGACCTTGATTGGAAAGAGCATCACCACATCTGGGTAAAGACTATGGATTTAAGGTGGTCAAAGACCAAATCTGATAACGGTTATTGGAAAGTATTGCAACAGCGTCAAAGCTGTAAATGCGGAAAGAATCAGTGGAACGATGTAAACTGAAAGGAGAAAAATAATGGTTGACCTTGAGGACATGACGAATAGTCGCGACAATATAGTACGCGCGGTGCTGATAGCGTCGGATTGTGGAGAAGCCATGGCTGCCACCTTGTTTGGGTCTGCTGTCGGCATACTCTCTAAGTATATGACTGAAGACGAGTTAAATAGTTATCTTAAGGCGTCGGAGAAATATGCAAAATGGAGAGACGTAGAGGGGTCGGAGAAATATGCAAATGAAGAGATGTAAATACAGAAAGAATCAGTGGAACGATGTATAGATATCGTAAGTATCGTAAACTGACTTCGAGATATAACATCTTAGGCAGAAGATTTCACCCACCTCTAGGGCCATTCTGCAGAGTGCGTAACACTGCAAAACTCACATTAAAAGAGGCGATCAGATCTGCACCACCTGTGGAGGTAACACATGACAACAGCATCTGATATTGAGTATGATATCTCAATGCTCAGGGCGAGCATCGAGAACACCAAGAGCGACCTAAATGACTATCGTCGGACTAAGGACCACGAACTTATTGATGAAGCTAGATTGGAGATAGAGATGATGAATGATGAAATGGCTGATTTAAAGGCTGAATTGGTGTCGCTGAGGTCCGCATGAATATTGATAAAGATAAGTTTGGTCAGATGTACCTAAATCGTGATGGTTACAAAGTAGTTTTGAGGTCTAAGCAGGGCATAAAACCTAATTTCTATGCCACTATGGAGACTGTGTCTGAGGCATTCACCGCGTGGTATCCTGTCAATATAAACGGCCAAGCCGTTAGCCCCAATGTGAAGTCAGGGCTGGACCTGGTAAAACGGCTATGAGTACCTTGTTACACGTTACTGAGAGCCCTCGTAGGATAGGCCTTGTCCATGTGGATGATAGAGTTATTTCGTCAGAATCGTTTAAGAGTTTGAAACGCATCTTCGCTGATATTATCGTGATAGATGTCCAGCGTCACTACGATAGTAATGATACCATCTATAAAGCACTGTCGCCAATGTTTGAGCCGATCGATAGAGGATCCGTCATTCCTCAATACGACCTGATTGTTACTAAAGATGATAAAGGCGCTGTGACTAATGTCATAGCCGAGAGGCGCCATAATTTAATCCGTTAACTTAGCATCTCTCATTTAGTAGAATAAACGCATGCTGGTTGAGCCAGCTATCTATAAGGAGACCAACATGATTTACTTCTACAATAAAGAAGTTATGGATATTCGCGCGGTTAAGATGTTTGGGCTTAGCGTTAAGGGGTCAGATAACCCAATAGGGTATTTTGGTACAGGTTTAAAGTATGCAGTGGCCATAATTATAAACAACGGCGGCTCTGTTACAATGGCCTTGGGTACTGACATATATGAATTCACAAAGGCTAGAGATGAGTTTAGGGGTGTAGAGTATGACTCGATCCAGTGTAACGGCGTGGACTTACCGTTCACTACAGCCTTAGGCAAACATTGGGAGTTATGGCAGGCGTATAGGGAGCTATACTGTAACGCTAAGGACGAAGACGGCGGTGTTAGTGATACGTACCCTGAAGGAGCCTATGGCACTGTGATTTCAGTCGAAGGGTTAGACCAAGTGTATAAGGATAGAGGGTTATACTTTCTAGATACTCCTCCAACTTGGTCTGACGACAATATAGAGATTCATCCAGGGTCCGGCGGTATCTTTTATAAAGGCGTGCGGGTTAAGGAGCTTGATAGTTCTCTGTACAATTACAATATGCTGTGCAGCATAGATCTAACTGAAGATCGTGGGATTAAGGATTCTTGGTCAGTCAGATGGCGCATTGCACGAAGTATTATGGACATCGATGACGTGAAGATCATTGAGAATTTTGCGTTAATGCCACAAGGCTGTATGGAGCGGTCACTTGACTTTGGGTCTAACATGTCACCAGAATGGCTAGAGTGGATGAATACAAATAGAAGCAACCTGCATATATTTCATGATTTTAGGGAAATATTTAGGAGACTAGAGCCGGCTAAATCTCTAGACACGATTGGCGCATCCGAAGATCAGAATATGTATATAGATAAAGCTGTAGATACACTGCACAAAATGGGATTTGAAATAACTCAAGATATTCGCATAGTAGAGTCTCTAGGTGGAAACGGGGTCTTAGCCGCAGCTATTGATGGTGACATTATCTTGTCAAAGCAGCTGTTTAATAAAGGGTTCCAAACAGTGTTGCTAGCTGTTCTAGAGGAGCACGTGCATATCTTTACTGGTTATAACGATGAAACTAGAGCTTTACAGACGTATTTATTCAACGAAGTTATTCGCCAGTACGCACGAAGTTCGGGCGAAGTTATATAGCGCTCTGCCGGCCGCTCTGAACTAAAATGAAAAGTAGCAGCTATATGTTACTATATAGAACTAATTTCTATAGATTCAGAGCGCTTGGGAGCGCATAGAATAGTATAATATAAACAAATACTTAGGAGTTCTGGTCCAATATTTGGATGATGTACTAAAGTATGTCGAATTGGTACAATCTTTTAATGATAGGAGCAATACTATGAAGTTTCAAAGTCCGCATAAGAATATGGTATCGATAGCTAAGGTTATCGAGTACGGCCATTTTGGGTACACATACAGGGTCGAGATGCTGAGCGAGCTTGACGGCTTGAAACCGGTAGTGGCTTGCTACGACTCGCAAGGCGTGTATCTCGGTGATAATGCGAATGCTCGACTGATTAAGCAGAAGCTTCACCTATCGGACTATTACACAGTGCATGGGGCAACGGTCCAACCTAATGTCGGTCGTAAATTCGATTGCTGGGATACTTGGTATTGCTGGATATTTAAGAAGTCTAGACCACAAGTGTACATATTTGATGCAGGCTATACACCAGGCCTAGGTCAGATGGGCTTCGCGCCAAGCACTAAGCTCGAAGCTTCTCTTCACGGAGCCTCACTGATTTACAAAGAGGTTAGACACTCTACGATGGTGTCTGTTAAGCATGACTCTGTAGCTATCTGCCCAGTGACAGGGGATGAGGTTCCAGGTGTTTATATTAAGTATCTCATCAGTAATAAGTTTGGGCGAGTTCATTCGATGGGCCATAAGTTTATGAGGTACGATTTCCACAATGTGGTGCACAGTTTACCGTCATGTTGTGGTTACGCTGAGATATGCGCGCTGACCCTGGATACTTTTGACTGTAGACCATAGCGCAGCGGTAGCTATTAGGTTAACCGCTAGAAGGTGTAAATCGTCAGGGCTGAGTCATACGTATCGTATGGACTCAGCGTTTAAAAACATCATTAGACTTAGCAAAGATAGTATGCCGTTCTGTAGATGTCGGGACGTGATATTTACACTGGACCATGAAGGTGATAGGCTGTGGGAAGATATCCGTAGGCTTGATGAGCCTGATTGTCTTCAGCGGAAGGGTATAGAGGATGTCTTGGTTGCGTTGTGGCTGATGGCAGGAGAGGCCAGCCTGTTAGTCCCGCTGACGACGTTTGAGCGGGACTGGTTGATAAAGAGAACTGATAGCCGGATTTTGAGACGACTACGTGTGGATGACCACGACAAGCGGATTATAGATGTCAAGTGGCTTAAGAAATTATAGGAGAGTAAAATGACAGATACGAGAGATGAGAACTTCCTGCTTATAAACAGGGAGGTTAAAATGGTCCAAGAGATCTTGGCTTGCCGAGATTGTAAGATTGCGATGATCGCCGTTTCCAAGACCGCAGACGAAGTTATTGTGATGGAGTGTCCAAAATGCAAAGCAACCGTAAATTCAGACGTAGTGTACCCAAGAGTGGTGCCTATGGAAATAAATCCAACCATCGACTGGAACCCGGATTCGAAGTAGAGGTAGCTGTTATGTGGAGCTTTAACGAGATAACTCAAGTGGTTACCAGCGACACTTGTTTTGACCAAGCTAGTCGCGCGGTCATGAATGTAGCTGAGGAGCAGGTTAGGTTTGCCTTAATTAAGATGGGCTGGACGCCACCTAGCGCGGAGTCTAAGGTTGTCAGCAAAGGTAAATCCTCAACTTATATCAGAGTGGCTAACACGACTATCCACTAAATTGTGAAGTTTACATTTAGTTACTTTTTTAGTATAATATAGCTTCCGAGAGTGGTGGTCTAGGCCAGACCAGAGGGCTTACTGACGTAAGCCCTCATACTCGGAAATCAAATCTCTCGGAGTCTTATGAGTGCATGAATTAGCTCTACAATTTGCCGCTAACGGCTATTACGTATTCCCTAGATATAACTCATCAAGAGGTCCACAGAGGCCATTCGGATGGGCCCGTAATACCCCTAAAGAGGCTGTACCAGAAAACAAAATAATACCCGCATCTAATGACGTTGAGTATGTAAAGATATGGCCGCAACTAATCAAGGATGGCTATAATTCTACGATCCATAGTTATGGCGTTTTAGGTGTTGGCTGCCTGATTATTGACCTAGACGTCAAAGACGGTAAAGACGGCGTCAATGAGTTTAATCTATTAAGGGCTAAATTTAAATTCCCCTCGCCTAATCTGGTTGTCAAGTCTAAAAGTGGTGGCGTCCACTTATACTACAAAAAACCCCTTTCTTTAATATCGTCTGAGCTTAAAACTCTAGCTAGCATTGTCATTGACCAGGTTAAGTACGAAGGTGTAGACTTGCGAGGGGATGGGGGCTTCGTTGTAGGCCCTTCAAGGTCAGGTAAATGGGCTCCAGGTGAGTACGTTATATCAAAAGGCTCGCCATCAGATGAGTTATCAGAGGCCCCTGCTGACTTTATATCTAATTTCACTAGGACCACGTTCTCGAATACGTCAGACGCAGGTGAAGCTCTCATAGGAGCCAGTAGCAGCGTGACAACAGATGTCATGTCACAGCTACGCATGGGTGAGATCCCTACATCTCTACCAGAAGGGCAACGGAACGAAGGATTCTTTTCATACATCTCTGCTTTGAGAAACAAGGGTTTTAGCAAGGACACAGTCAAGCGTATGCTTCCAACCTTGGTGGCCGTCACTGAGAATAAGGATACTCTCTTTGAGTCTATTGATATTGAGGAGATGCTATCTCGTCTATTCAAAGTAAATATGGACAACCCATATGACGTCTGCAGAGACTTATTTAACTACGGCCTGTATAGGCTTACGGGATATAAAACTAAAATACACTACACGATGATTAGTGATAACCCTTATGTCAGAAGTAGAGGGATACACGACGCAGCCAGCATGAAGCAGCTTTTATGTAAATATGAGCGGATGGTACCGAATAAGAGCGGCAAAGACAAGCTTATATCCCCAGCCACGCTCATTGATTATTTGGTGCCTGACGATCACGACGTGGATATCCTAGCTTTTAAGCCTGGGTCTGGACTGGCCTTCACGTCAGGAAACAAGCGTGCTTTGAATATATGGCTAGACCCTAGAGCCCGGTCAACTACTAGTCCGGACCCAGCGGTATGGACGGAGTTTACTACTCTCATTGAGAGATTATTTGGCCCTAAGGAATCTGAGAACTTCTCACTGTGCCTAGACTTCTTAGCCTGGGTTATACAGAACCCAGGGATTAAGCCGTCAATAGCCCCGTTCATAATGTCTAGCAAGAGGGGTGTAGGAAAGTCACTGTTTATGTCTATAATGATGAAGATATGTGGGTTTAACCTTATGGGCGAGACCCAGGCTAGGCCGTTTAAGATTAATGAGATATCTAGTAGATTTTTTGACCCATCAAGATCAGCCTTACTGATATTCGATGAGGTGCAATTTCCTGTACATCGGAATATGAGGCAAGCGGCTTCGGACTTCTGGATGAATTTGAAAAACCTAATAACTTGTGACACGTACTCTGTAGAGATAAAGGGCGGGGACACCTTCGACGTGCCAAACTTGGGCGGAGTCATATTAGCCGGCAATGCGGGTGGCCACTTCCCTGTGGAAGAGTTTGACCGCAGGATGTGGATTGTTGACAACAACGCGCCACTGCTAGAGCGTGGAGTGTGTGACACCTTATTTAAAGCCAGATCGGACCACTCGGTAGAGCAAATAGTTATACCTACGCTGATTACTAAATTGAGTAAATATAAGATCGTAGAGGATATTTCCTCAATACGTGCACCGATGACCGCTATAAAACAAGAGATGTTTATGGCAACGCTCGACAGGTTGTCTGAGTGGTTTATGAGTCACTTTGATAGTCCAGATAACTTACTATCCCGTACTCCGATAATAACTAAATCAGCGTTGTTATATCTAATAGAGACGGACCCATTATTAGCCAATACAAATTACAGAGATGACCCTGAGCTAGCCTTTAGAGAGATACGCAGGGCAAACCTGATTCACCCAATACGAGTAAAGCATAACACCAACCTATCCAGAAGCTTGCAGCTATTAGCCATATCCTCTACAGGCGACGTGTATGAGGAAACAAAGAGGGTGGTTATTTATACCACTAGAGATCATGGTGAATATAACACGTTAGAGTCTACCGCACTGGCGCAGCTATATCTGCAAAACATTCATACAGTCAAGCGCTGGAGAGAGAATATGGTTTTAGCCAGTAAAGGCCGCCAGGCAAACTTAGTATAACCATAATTTGATTGTTGTCAATATAAACATCACAATTGTACAATTATTTACGAAGAGGTAAGATAATATGTCAGAAATTTACACGCTAGATATTGAGACTAGACCCACAGATCCTAATTGTCAGTATCCATACGCCTTGGAGCCTTGGCGGCTCCGTCAAGGTAAAGCTGAAATATCCTCTATAGCTGTGTGCAAGCCCGATGAGCAAGTTATCCAGATAGTCAACACAGGGCAAAGTTCCTGGGCCCAAGATGTAAGCTCCTTGCTCAAAGACTTACGTGGTAAAACTGTATTCGCACATAATACCGTGTTTGATGTTGCATGGATGATTGCCACTTTGCAGCCTAATAGGAACGGTAGAATCCCATCTGAGATAAGAGAAGTAAACTGGATGGATACGATGTTGCTGGCTAAATGGTTAGTTAATGGCCAAAAGGCGGACTCTATCAGGTTCAGCTTCTCACTTAAGAATTTATGTGCTACATTTTTAGAGCCGTCTAAGGATTTAGATGACTTCTTAGAAGTCAAAAGCGCAGAGGTAGCTGCAGGTGAAGATGCAGACTACTGGGAAAATCGTGGCCGATTAGACGTAATAATGACACTACGTCTAGCCAAGTTCCTAAGATCTAAGACCAAGCCCAGCATGATAACAGGTTACAAGACTGAGTGTAAATGCCTCGTAGCGGTATCTAACAGCTGGATAATGGGAATCAGGGTTGACACAGATAAGCTATCTGTTTTAGGGCCAAAATATGAGCAGCAGAGATTAAATTTAGCGGAGAGTATAGGCGTGGCACCTACGATGTTCTCATCGCCTAAACAGTTAGGCGTCTTCTTGTTTGACAAGAATGGGTTTCCAATACGCGAGCGGACTAAGTCTGGTGCACCCAGCACCGCCAAAGATACTCTAATGTGGACTAGGTATGACTTACTTAAGACTAAAGATGAGAGTCGGATTAAACTGCTAGACACGATAATAGAGGCTAAAGGGCTTAGTACTGTGCTGTCTAAGTATGTGAAGACAACAGAGAAAGCTTTAGATTATACCGGAGATGGTTATATCTATGGAGCTCCTCGGATATTCGGGACTTACACTGGCAGATTCACGTATAGCAATGCTACGCTTAAGAAGTTTAAGACCGGGATTGCCTTGCATCAGATGCCTCGGAAGGCTAAGGATATTAGAGGCATGCTGTTACCACCTGAAGGCATGTCAGTATATGAGGCGGATGCCTCGGGCCAAGAGTCCAGGCTAATGGCTATCAGGTGTGGCGATCCTACAATGATTAGGATATTTAACGAAGATATGAACTTCCACTCCATGACAGGGTCTAGCATTATTGGCAAGGACTACGATGAGTTTGAGGAAGGCCGGGCTGAAGAGCATGGGGCTGGTTACTTCACAGAGCAGCGGCAATTAGGTAAGCTGACTAACTTGTCATGTAACTATAGGATCGGCGGCAAAGCATTATCAAATAAAGCATTCATTGATTATGACACATTTATGACCATTGAGACAGGTAACTTTTTAGTTAAAACATTCCAGCGAGCGTATAAAGGTATCCCGGACTATTGGAAAGAGGTTGTGGCTACGTCCAGAGCTAATGGCTATACTGAAGAGTTTGGAGGCCGTAGATACAAGTTATGCGAGTGGTCAGCTCACAGGTGGGCTACAGAGTCATCCGCAATTAATTTCCCCATCCAAGGGGCTGGTGCATCGATGAAGGAGATAGCCATCGCAGAACTATCAGAACACTGTCCGGATGCTATGTTCTCACTAGACTTACACGATGCAAGCTTCATGTTTGTAGAAGATCATCTCATGGCAAGCATGGCTGTAGAGATGGATCAGGTGTTAAAGAACATTGACTACTCCAAATATTGGGGCTTCGAGCCTCCAATCAGGCTGGAGTATGAGTCAGCTAATGGTACTAAATTCTCGGACGTTAAATAAGGAGTCACATAAATGACAAGGAAAAGAATAGCGCTAAGTCACTCAAGACTAAACGACTACAACCAATGCCCATTAAAGTTCAAGCTGAAATACTTGGATAAGGCCAAGGAATTCAAGATTGACATGGATAAATCCCCGCACCTAGTGCGAGGCACGAATGTCCATGAGGCCCTGGAAAAGGTTATCGTCAAGATTAATGCGGGTGAGAAGAACTTGCGGATGTCGTCTTTGCCAGAAGTCAACACTGCTATGCCGCTTATTAATAGTCTATTTGATAACTATCAGCGGGTACTGCCAGAGGCGCAGATTGCTATTGATGATCAGTGGGAGCATTGTGAGTGGTTTAGCCATGATGCATACTACAGAGCAATCTTTGATGCTATCTGTTTAAACAAGACTGAGGCTTTAATCGTTGACTGGAAGACGGGTAAGTTCAGGGATTATACACCACCTGGTGGCATGGGTCAATTGGAGTTATCCGCAGCAATAGCGTTGTGTTTATGGCCCCAGATGGACTCTATCACAACGATGTATGTCTATGTTGATCATAAAAAGACTGTTAAGAAGACCGTCACAATGGCTGACAAAGAACGTTTAATGGATCACTTTAAAGCAGAGCATGAGAAGGTTAATGCCGATACAGACTTTATAGCTACGACTAATCAGTACTGCAAGTGGTGCGAGGCTACCAAGTCTCAGTGCAGATTCTCTCGTAAGATGGACCTAACAATATGAGCAATGTTATAGGGTTTGGAGGTGAGAGCCAGCCGATAGCGGACGAGTCTCGAGCTAAAATTGCCATTGGGGAGATGGTTGCGGCCATATCCAGCATGAAATCTGGCTGTGAAGCAGACTTAGTTAGAGAGTTAAACTCTTTTGAGGAGTTTACACAGATGGAAGTATTTGATATTGAGATCGTGCGTGACGATATGAATAAGATCACTAAGATCGACGTAAAGGTCAAAATATAGCGCTCTGCCGTCCGCTCTGAACTAAAATGAAAAGTAGCAGCTATATGTTACTATATAGAACTAATTTCTATAGATTCAGAGCGCTTGGGAGCGCATAGAATAGTATAATATAAACAACTACTTAGGAGATACTGTTGGCTCTGACACCTGAAGCTAAGGTAAAACAATTTATTCGTAAATATATGAAGGAGCACTTCCCTGATGCTTGGTTCTACGCACCTCCTGGCGGCGCGTTCGGTAAGGCCGGCGTACCTGATTATATGTACTTCTGGCATGGCGTATTCATTATGATTGAGGCAAAGGCGGGCCGTAATAAGGCTACGAAGCTTCAGCTGCGTAATTTGAAGCAAGTTCAAGCGCAGTCTGGAGTAGCTGCAATCGTGACTGATAGAGATATTGCTAAAATGGATTCAATCAGGAAGGCTATAATGGAGAAAGCAATTGATTGTTCCGTTTGACGAATACCATTGGCCTATGAAGAATAAGGAGCACAAGCCGTTCGATCACCAGGTGGAATCCGTCAAGTTCTTGTTATCTAATAAGCGAGCCTTTAACTTCTCAGACCTTGGCACCGGCAAGACTTTATCTGCGCTATGGGCGGCAGACTTCTTACTACTGAACAATAAAATCAATAAAGTGTTGGTGGTTGCGCCGTTATCCACTCTGGGCGCGGTATGGGGTCAAGAGATCTTTTATAACTTGCCATACAGAAAGTATGTCATAGTGCATGGGTCTAAACCCAAGCGGCTTGCCTTACTTAACTCCGCAGCCGACTTTTACATAATTAACCATGATGGTGTAACGACTACAGAGATAAATATAATCAATCAGAAGTTCGACCTGATTATAATCGATGAGCTCACTGCTTATAAGAGTTTTGGGACTAATAGGAGTAAGGCTATGCGGAATATAGCCAATCACTCTGCAGCTGTATGGGGTATGACTGGAGACCCAACCCCTAATACCCCCACTGAGGCATTTGGTCAGGCCCATGTGGTTAACCCTGCGAATAAATTATTGCCCAAGTACTTTACGAAGTTCAGACAATCCGTAGAGTACCAGCTAAATCAATTTACGTGGCTACCTAAGGCTGACGCCAAGAAGATCGTTAGCCAAGTGTTACGGCCATCAATAAGGTTTAAACGTGATATGTGTATTGACATACCTCCGTGTCAGTATATAGATAAGATCGTTGAGTTTACCAGCCAGCAAAAAGAGTATTATGAGCAGATGAAGGAAGACCTCCTGATTGAGTATGAAGCAGGTGAGATAACCGCATCTAACGCAGCCGTGAAGGCTATGAAGCTTTTGCAAGTGGCCGCTGGAGGTGTAAAAGACTCAGAAGGCCAGGATGTAGATATTGACTCTAAAACTAGGGACGATGAGCTGTGGCATATCTTTGAAGAGACTAGTCACCATAAGTTAGTCATATTTTGCACTTTCAGAGCTGCTATAAGAAAGACTGTCAACATGTTTATAGGCAAAAAAGTTAAGGTGGACACTATAAATGGGAGTGTGTCACAAAAGAAGCGGGCCGACCTTATTAGAGACTTCCAAGAGGGTGACTTGCAAGTGCTGGTTATCCAGCCACAGTCCTCAGCTCACGGAATTACTTTAACTGCAGCCAGTACTATCGTGTGGCAATCTCTCATAGCGTCTGGCGAGATCTATAAGCAAGCTAATGGCCGCATCACTAGGGCTGGCCAGACCAGAAAGCAGTTGGTTATCCACTTGATTGGTTGTAAAGCAGAGAGGCATATCTTGGATATACTTAACGGCAAGGGCAGGATGTCTGCAGAGATTCTCGGCATGTTTGAGGAGCTCTAATTTAATCAGTATACATTACATAGTCAGTCTAGTATAATTTCTATATGCTGCAATAGTAATAAGGAGAATAAAATGGATATCGATGAAGCTGTATCTGAAGTGGTACGCATTCGGGATGACTTGGATAGTCATCGTAAAGAGTTTAAGGCGTATGAGGCGGATGCCAAGTCACGTATTGACGAGCTGTCTATGTGGCTACGGGATAAGGCCGACGATCTAGGCGTTGACTCATTCAAAACCAGGTCAGGCACGGCTTATCGAGCTGTTAAAACATCTTACAGATCAGGGAACTGGGACGAGTTCCTTGAGTGGGTCAAACGCACTGATAATTTTCAGTGTCTTGAGAAGCGGGTGGCTAAAAACGCCACCAAGGAGATCCATGAGGACACTGGTGAAGTTCCACCAGGCGTGGACTACTTGGCAGAAGTTGAAATCCAAGTACGACGTCCATCTAAATAATATAGGAGAACATGAAAATGTCTACAAATGTAACACCGCTGGAAAAGCCAGCATATCTCAATTCAGTCGATGCTGGGGATGATGCCGCGTCCTTGGCTGCATCATCTACGTCTGTGCCACGGATTTCGCTCAAAGGCCGAAAATATCGTATGATTGAAGGCGGTGAGGAAGTCCATAAGGCTGATACACTTAAGGTTATCATCTTGGGTATTGAGCCCGAAGGCTCTAAATTCATTAAAGCCTACTATGACGGTCCGTACAACCCTCAAGATACTGCTCCGCCTGATTGTGCAAGCTCAACTGGACTATATCCAGACGGTTGGGTCCAACAGCCTCAGTCAGACCGTTGCATGACTTGCCCAAAGAATCAGTTTGGTTCGGCTACTAGCATGTCAGGCAAAAAGGCCAAGGCTTGCAAAGACAGCAAGAGGGCTTGGGTCCAAGTGCTACCAATTGAGGGCGTAAACCACGATCCTGAGACCATCTATGCTATGGGAATTCCTGTAACGTCATTGCGGTCCGCTGCAGAGTATGGCCGGACTGTTAAGGCTCAGGGCGTACCTTTGGCCGTATGTATCACAGAACTAAGCATGGAAGACTCTGAATTCCCACAGATTGCTTTTCAGCTGACTGGATTCCTTGATGAGTCTGCAGGCTTGAAGGCTATTGATGTAAGCAATAAGAAGTCTTGGCAAGTGGTGGAATCTCCTCGTGAAGATCAGCCTAAGCTGGCAAAGCCTGATTATCTTAAAGCTGTGGAAGATAAATCAGAGTCAACTCCTGCAGAAACTGTGGAGCCGGCTGCTAAGGCTCCTACCGCTGCTAGCGTCGATAGCGTAGTAGATAGCTGGTAAATAATGTAGGACCTCAGGCACGATGCCTGAGGTCCTAACCCATATGGAGAATTAGATGGTTGATTTAGTACTGACACTGGGGCATAACTCCAGTGCGATTGCCGTTGATGACGGCGTTATTCTTGATGGATATGAAGAGGAGCGGTTCACAGGCTTAAAAGCGGATAGTGACTACCCGCGTAACTGTATTGATAGGCTCTGTGACACTTATGCCTTCGATACAGCTTACGTCAGTCACTGGAATGTTGACGGGGTATTAGCTGACGATAAACATTTTGATAGGTCACATATCATGAGCGTCGTCGATAAGGTGATAAGTGTCAACACTAAATTCACTCATCACGATGCACATGCTATGTCGGCAGTAGTCTTTGCTGGAGAGGCTTATACTCAAGATTGCTTAATGATTGTAGCGGATGGCTTCGGTACTATGGGCGAGGTCATGTCCATGTATAACGTGCACAATGGCAAACCCAAACTGTTTAGCCGCTTCTTTGGCTATGAGAAGTCTTTAGGTCTATACTATCAGTATGCAACATCGTATATGGGTATGAAAGAGCATAACCATGAGTATAAAATGTTGGCTTACGAGACCTTGATTTCCAGTATCGATGTTGACACGGACGCTCTCAACAAAGTAACCTTGAAGAAGGCCACAAAGATTATCAATAGTTACACAGCTCGTGAGCTGCATCGTGAAACGGATCCTCTGCGGATGGTATCAGCTTTAGGTGTAGTTAAGCAGCAAGTCCATGCGTTTTGTGATGACGTGGTAGCCTGCATTGAGTCGGATAATCCTACGGAGCATGAAATCAGGGTGGTAGTGTCCTTTGCTATACAGCATATAGTGGAGAGAGTCATGGCCCACATGTGCAAAGGGTCTCATAGCAAGTTACTATTAGTCGGAGGTCTATTCTATAACGTGAAGCTTAATTGGCTCCTGTCTATGGACCATGAGGTGTGCGTCATGCCTATTGCTGGGGACCAAGGTGCTGGTTTAGGGGTCTACGCACATTATAATCACTTGCAGTGGCCAGATCATATATTCTGGGGATCTCGTGATCTAACTAATTTCCAGCCGGATGACGATGTGTTAGTGTATAAGTCTATGGACGATGCTATGTCATCAATTATCATGGAGTTAAAGTATACGGGATTTGTGAACTTGGTGCGAGGCGCTATGGAGTTTGGGCCTCGATCCTTATGCAACACCTGCACGCTTGGGTTGCCGACTGAAGAAGTTGTTGATACCATAAACCAAATGAACGGTCGTACCAGTGAAATGCCGATGGCGCCTGTAGTGACGCAGAGTCAATACGATCAATACTTTAAAAATAACGAATCTGTGTATAAGTCATCAGAGTACATGATAATCGCCAGACAATATAAAGACGGAATGTCTAAGAATGTCAAAGGCGTAGCCCATGAGTACCCAAAAATGAATTTACACACTGGAAGGCCACAAGTTACAAAGGACCCACATCTGGTAACCCTTTTAGATACATTCGGGCCTCTTATCAATAGCAGCTATAATTACCATGGCCGCCCTATTGTTTTTGAGCGAGAGAGCATCTTGAGCTCATTAGTTTTACAGCGTCAAGCGTTGCCTGACGTTAATTTCCAAACCTTTATTATAACAGGAGAATAATTATGTTTGCACAAAATGTAGCAGAGTTTAATGAGAAAGTACTAAAGATTGCACCACGAAAGCCTACAATGCTTAAACCTGAGGAGTTTGATATCTCTGTAAAAGCATTACGTGAAGAAGTGGATGAGTTTGTAGTATCTACCACTATGGGTGATTATATTGGATGTGTCGATGCTATCATTGACTTGCAGTATTTCGCGTATGGCGTATTGTACAAGATGGGCTTAACGCCGGAGATAATTTCTGAGATTGCTCAAGCTGTTCATGATGCCAATATGACTAAGAAATTAGGGGTTGTGGCAAAACGTGGTGATGGATCTGCCGCGGACGCTATCAAGCCTGAAGGTTGGGTCCCACCAGAAGTGCAGATTGCAAATATCCTCGATAAGCACGAATGCTTATAGTTGAAGGCATGGATGGTAGCGGCAAGAGTACTCTTGCCGCTATCCTATCCAAGAACCCATACCATCCACAAGGCCACCCAAAGGATTACACTGAGGCTCTGCCATATATGGTTGACCAGGTAACCATGTTAAACAGTGGGACTGTGTTGGACCGTTGCACTTGTGTGTCGACAATGGCATATAGATTAGACCAGCCACTAGATGGTAAGTTAATGGATATGGCCTTATCTTTACACGAGCGAGGTGCTATATTCATATATTGCCGTCCACCTACGGAGTTGATGCTGGATATAGCCTCTCATGAGCCGTCTGAGTTTGACACCGCTTACACTCTGAAAATCTTAAAAGATCACGCCGCGGAGATAATTACTCGATACGACAAGATATTCTCAGTTATCCCGCATATACGTTACGATTACACAAAAGGAATAATTCATGAAAGCCAAACTGCAACCTAACAGCCAAATATGGCTCGACATGTTTGCCAAGACAATTCTTGGAGACGTAGTTAAGCCTAGAGGAATTGAGATACGAGAGAGTAGAAACTTAACTATCGAATTTAGCCCTGAAGAGCCGTTCATGAGCTTTGCTGATCGTAAATACGACGTTGGATACTTTAAAAAGGAAATGTGCTGGAAGCTAGGCGCTAGCAAGTACGATGAGAGCATTAAGCAGCACGCTAAGATGTGGGAATCTGTGCAGAACCCAGACGGAACCTTTAATAGCAACTATGGACAATACTGGTTTGGTGAACAGAACGGCATGATGAGTGTTGTGATGGAGCTTATACGAGATAAAGACAGCCGCAGAGCTGTTATCCCTATGCTTAGTAAAGAGCACATGACGCCTCAAACCGTTGATATAGTCTGCACAGAGTGTGTAGGGTTTATGATACGTGAGAACACTTTATACATGACAGTCCACATGAGGTCGTCTGATCAGATATTTGGCTTAGGCACTGACATACCTACCTTCTCATTCCTATACAGACTCGTATATGGACTGCTCAGCGCTTCGCACTTGGGTCTTAAAAAAGGATCAATCAGTATTACGGCTATGTCCAGTCATATCTATAGCAGACACTATGACATGGTAAATAAGATCGTTGCCGCAGGTATGTACGGGTTTGAGCCTGTGACGATGCCTTGGTGCGAAGCCCCTGAAGCTATGGCTATAGTTGCAGGTCGTGGCAAGTACACAGTCGTTTGGGGCTACGACCTTATGAGCTGGTTACTATAATGAGACCTCAGAGAGACTCTTACTTTATGGCTATGGCGCTGATCGTTGCTCAGCGGTCAACTTGCGTACGTCGAGCAGTAGGCTGCGTCATGATTAATGATCGAGGCCATGTGCTAGCTACAGGATATAACGGAGTGGCAACGGGCTTAGTGCATTGCACCGAGGCCCGTTGCCCTGGTGCAGACTTAGTATCAGGTACCGGTCTATCTGCGTGTGAGGCTGTACACGCTGAGGTCAATGCAATCATTCAATGTAAGAATGTATTTGAGATCGATACTCTATACAGCACCACGTCTATGTGTGTAAACTGTGCGAAACTCGTTATGTCTACGAGCTGTAAACGCATCGTGTTTCTTCACAAATATACCCAGGAAGGCGCAGATAACTTGCTGGAGCAGCGAGGCATCCAGCAGGTAGAGTTTAAAGACTTTGATGGGTTGGGTAAGTTATTCAATAACGCTACAAATGGGATTACGAACCCTAAGCGCGTAGCAAATTAGGAGGGTATATGTTAGAGACTTTATACAGGCTTAACGCCGGCGGTAAAATAGGCACTTGGGAGATATGGTCCGAAGGATCAACCTTGTTTTATGCCAGCTGTCAAGTTGAGAACGGAGCAAAAGTAATTCACTCTGAGCAGGTACAACTTAATCAGAGCGGCAGGTCTATTGAGGAGCAATTAGCATTGCAGAAAAAGGCTAGGATATCTAGGGTCCTAGATAAAGGCTATAAGCGGGATAGGTCCGAGGCGTTAAAAGGGTCAACTAATCAGTTAGGGCTGCTTAGGCCGATGCTAGCCCAATCTATAAGTAAGATAAAGAATACATCATTTTTTGGAGCTGTACTGCAAAAGAAGCTTGATGGACACCGCTGTCTAATCAGATCGCATGACGGAATGCTGACTGCATACTCACGACAAGGTAAGATACTCTCTACGATCGGACATATCACAGATGAGTTAGTTAACTTGCCGGATGGAGTTACTCTAGACGGTGAGCTGTATTGCCATGGTAAATCATTGCAGACCCTATCCAGCTGGATAAAACGTAAGCAGGATAATACTGCGAAGTTACGATATATGGTGTATGACCTAATCACAGAGGAACCTATGTCTTATAAGGTTAGGCATAACCGGCTAACTCAAATGATTGATGGATTAGAGAATATCGAAGTGCTAGGTTATGTGGACTATAAAAGCCAAGAGCATCTGATGAGAGTATTTGCAGACGTCAGAAAGCGCGGATACGAAGGTGTGATTATCCGTATGGATAATAGACCGTATGAAGTCGGCAAGCGTAGCACTAGTCTCATAAAAGTCAAAGAGTTCATGGACGAGGACTTCTTGGTTATTGATGTTATCCCCTCCAAGGACGGCTGGGGCAAGTGCGTATGTGAGACTGATAAATGCGTACAGTTTACCACCAGCGCGCCTGGTAATATAGCTCAGAAGACAGAGATCCTCAAAAACAAGAATGACTATATCGGCCGGAAGCTAACGGTTGAGTTTGCATGTTATACCAAAGATGGTAAACCATTTCACGCAGCCGCTCTACGTTTCTTGGAGCTAGTATGATTGCTAACCTGCGGATCTTTCTAACAGCTGCGACCGCGTATATCTTAGCCATAATACTGCTTATAGTTACAGCTATGATTATGAGTTTCACCGCTTGTGTAGTCTATTCAGGCGGTCGTTATGGGGTTGAACTAGCTCACAAGTTGTTGAATTTACTATAGAAATTATTGCGCTCTGAACGCTCAGTAAATTACTTAGCTATGTATTACTATATAAGTTAACTAACTTGAGCGTTCAGAGCGAATTGGGAGCGCTAGATTACTACTAGAGATTACATCAGATGCCCAAAATGTTCTAGGCTGATTAAAAAGTGCACAATGACTACCCACAAGACAAAACACTGCGACGCGGTGTTGTATATACAGCAAGAGAAGATGGGGCGCAGTGAATCAGAGAGTTATGCGCCTAGGTTCGACGGTGTAGTTAAGAGCACAAGAAGCTCTGACAGATAACTAAACTATCACACCGCGCACCAATTCTAGCGTAGTAACGGTCTCACCACGAGTGTGAAAATATCGTCAATCATCTCAACTCCTTCCATGAAATACCTCCTACACAGGTGGAGGCTTGAACCAATCCTGAGGCAGCAATGGTTAGTATGTCTCCAACATTGGTGAATCTATTTACAGAGAGCGGGTTGAGGAAGTCTAAGATTTCTGCTGTTAGAGAAGTCTTCTTACTAGCTGTGCCTCCAGCTATCCGTCTAGCCCCTATGGTAGTCATTGCTGTAGCTGCAACATCTACCATTACACCATCATCAGCTCCTGCATCAGTGAAGACAGCACCTGTAAGGGTGGCATTGAGGTAGGCTCCCCATTCAATCTCTTTGTTCAAGCTCATAAGATCGAGGTCAATAGGGACAATGTTGTTCCGATTGAACTGACCAGATAAAAGAGGGAGTTGGCTCTTCACTTGTATGCTTATGATAGGAGTCATTACCCCTATGGCAGCAATAGCACCAACACTGTTTGTAACAATGTGCTGCCCTAATCCAAAGCGTTGTGTACCTGCCCCACCTTCTGCTTTCACTGTAGAACAAATCTGTTTAATAGATGCTGCTCCTGCTGTGATAGCTTCAATACGATAGGTGACAGGGAGTGTGCCTGACTTCATGTAAACTGTAGTGATGGAGTTAGCATTATCTATAGTGTGGCAATAGACAACGCTGTTACCGATTGATACGCCAAAGCGAACAACACCCACTCCTAGCCATTCAAAGTCCACAACCATGATCTGTGTCTTGGTGAAGTCTATGGTGAGACCACTTACACCTGTACCATCAAGAGGATCATCCCATGAAGTTCTAGGTATGATGTTCTCTACAGGTGTCCCTGTCATTGACCCTCGTACTACCACTGACTCTGTAGCACCACAACGAAACATGACGCCATCATTGGCATCAAAGAGTCCTATATCAGATCGAGCTGTAGCTGTCCCATGGTTAAGGATGCCTGTGAAGAAACCAAGCTGGCTAATGCCCGGCTCATAAGGAATGTAATGGTGGCTAGTCTGTTCTGCTACATCTCCTAATGCTGTAACAGAGTGGCTAACCGCCGACTCATTAGGGAGGTGTGTGCTCAGCCCTGTACCCACTACATTCATCGTCCACTTGTCTGTATATACAGCGGGGTTAAGTTCGTTCTTTCCACTGAAGAGCGTAATAGGAGAGCTAACTCTAAATCTACCAAAAGCATCTCTCAGCAGCGGACCCAGAACTAGCTGCCGAGCCTGTTTGGGATACGATCAGTGGGTTGGTCGCTGTGCCGGAATCGTTACCTGAACTATCTACTAAGATAGTCGGTCGTATATATTCATTTGTTACTGCTGAAAATCTCGCGGCCATTATTTAATCCTCTTATTACCAATCATTACTTCTTTGCTTCCTCAACCTTAGCTGCACCTCTGTGCCACGATGCTACACCGAGTACCGCGCCTATCATCATCCATGCTTCTGATGGGATCACTGGAACCGGAACCTTGGCTAAAGGCAACACAAGATATACACCGGCGAAGGTCAACCCGAAGATGAACCCGATAAATGGTCGCCATGACCACTGCATCCAATGTTCACTCTTCGACTCAGACTGCATGGTGGCGTTGACTGCTTGTATGCGTGCCGTCTCGGCTGTGAGTAATTGCTGCTGGAGCAATGCTCGATTGTCGGCCTCGATCTGCGCCAGCTTAACTGCGGCTTGAGGGTCAGCTTGAATGGCCGCATGGATTGCGTCGGGTGTAGAGTCGCAACCAAGGGCTGCACTGATTAGCTTTCCCGCTATACCTGCACCAGGGATGGGTAGAAGATCTCCCAGCATGGGAGCATACTTACCAACAGTTTCGCTTATGTCTTTCCAGTTCATCCCGTTACCGCCTTCCATATTGCGCCCGCTAGTGCCACACCCAATCCACCACAAACGCCCATAATGACCTTATATCTGCGTCCTAGGATACCACGAATGGTGTCAATCTCCTCTGCTGTTAATGGCTTGATCTCATCCATTGTGCTTCTCCTCTTCTATCAAGACCAATACACGGCAGCATGCCACTGTCACCATGATTACAATCCCCAGCCATAAAGCTGCTTGTGCAATCCAGCTCATGCGCAGGAGAGTCCTGTTGCTTCCATGTGATGGGCAAGTGCGTGGAAGTCAATATGGGGATTCTGTAGGGAGAGGCGACTCCCTTTATCCAGCCACTGCTCAAAGTGTATTGAACCTCCCACTGTGTGCGTGTAGTACTGGTAGTCTAGATCAAAACCATTCTTCTCTAGGATGGCATTAATATCCTTGTTGTCCAACTTAGATAGTTGCACTATAGTAAAGTCACAAACTTTTAAGCTCATTTAAATATACCGAACCCATTTAAGATTAAACCGTACGCATCAAGGAAGAGAACAAAGATTGTGACTGCTGTTGCTACTATCTCTACCTTATCCATTACACATGAATTTCCTGTATTGTGCCACCTGTGAACATATCTCTTTTACAGGCAACGGCAACAGCTTCTCTTGCAGATGCCCCCATATCCATTGCGCCTACTGCATAACGCTGCCCGCTGCCCCAAGCAGAGTCCCAAGATACAGGTTGAACGCATCGTTCGCCTTTATCTGTGCAGTACAGCCTCATGACCTGTCCGCTATCAACTACAATAAGATCACTCTCATCCAACAATGAATGATCCTTCACTGTAGGTTTGTTGAAATACAAGGCAATAAGGTCTTCAAAATCACAAGGGTATCCACTGAGAAAAAACAGACAACCACCCTCTTCTTTATGCTTATCATAAGAATCAGTGAGAATGTCGCCACCTCTGGTAATTCTAGAATCGAACGCAATCATATTATCTTTGAATGCTATTGTTGTCATGAGCGGTTATCCCGCCATTCTCCGTTGTCTGGGTTGTAGGATAAGTTTTCCATTTAGTCACCACTCCCTGCGCCTATGACGGTTTCTTCTTGTTTCAGCAGAAGTATGCCGCATAACAAATAAATGCCTACATACAGAGTACCGAAAAACATAAGTAAAATTACAGCGTTCACTATGCGTATTCTCCTGTTCTCAATTGTTCACTAACTCGCTCTGCCCTAGCTGGTGTCTGCTCAGCCCACCTGGAGTCTAAAGCTTGCTTACCTGCTTCATCATAGTCACCGATCTCCAGTGCTTTAAGCATGTGCTTGAAGTGGCCAATCTTACCTACACCCATCTGGAAAGCCATAGAGAGGATAGCATCAAAGCGTGCTTGATCCATGTCCTGCATCCATGGGTACTTGGCTAGCAGCTTACCAGTTACATCTAGGATATCCTGACGAAGTAGCCACTCTGCATTATCCTTGCTGATGCCATGGGTGTAGAGCCACTCTGTAGCGTTATCCTGAGACAAAGACTTACCACATATCTTCTTGATCTGTGCTTTACTTAGGGGGTTTGTGACTATGCAATGGCCATATCCCGTTG